CAAAACCGACATTACCAACAAAAAAAGAGTTTGGAATAAAGGAAAAGTAAAAAAATATGGCAACAACTAATGTATCTGACGCCTGTAATGATGATTTAGGTCAATCTTGGAAAGATATTAAAATAGATGGTAGTGGTGCAAAAATACCCCAAGAAACTTTAGCAAATAATAGAATTTATGTTGCTAGAACTGTTGCTGGAAAAACTTTTGAGGAAATGTGCGCTGTTCCAATAGGAAAAGCAGATCCTTGTGGTGATGATAAGATGGGAGGTATATGGAGAGCTCTTAAAAAGTTTTTTGCTGTTCTGAAAAGCGTACAAAAGTATTATGATAAGTACGTAAATGGAGCGTTAAATTTTATTCAAAATTTACAAGGAGAAATAAAAGAAACTATATCAGCAATATCTGCAGGATTAAGAACGTTTATTCAAAGAATACGCGAATGGATTTTAAATAAAATAAGAAGAGGTATAGAAGATTTACTGAATTCTGTTTTACCACCACTTATGAAGCAAATTAAAAGTGGTTTGTTAAAAGAAGTTATTGATCAAATTTTTTGCAAATTTGAAGACATTATTGCCGGTCTTGCCAAAATGGTTGCCGAATTTTTATACTCATTAGTTGGGCAAGTTATTAATACTCCTTTATGTGCAGCAGAAAACTTTTTAAATGCTTTATTAAATAAATTAGCCAATGATTTAGATAAAGCATTAGAACCAATATTTGCTCAAATAAATGATATTCTCGGTGGAATTACTAAAGTTGCAGGTTCTGTTTTTGAAGCTATAGATTTTATTTTAGGATTTGAGGGATTTTTATGCGACAGACCAAATTGTCCAGAAATAAAAGAATTTACAGCATCTCTTGATGGCGGTTTAAAAAGTCCTGGATTTGATAATTTTGCAAACTTTGATTTATCTGGATCTGTAGATAAAACAATTACGGGATGGATGAATGATTTCTTTGGACCCTCTGATGGTTCATATGTTTCTCCTGGGGGATGTTATAGCGGAACTTTCCAGTGTGGTTTGCCTCAAGTATCCATTTTTGGTGGTGGTGGATCTGGAGCAGTTGCAAATGCAGTTGTTAATGAGATAGGACAAGTTATAGGCGCAAATCTTTTATCCAATGGAAAAGGTTATAAGTCAACTCCTTTTGTTACTATTGCTGATCCTGGAAATTGTGGGAAAAATGCTCATGCTTATGCAGAAATGGAAGAAGATGAAAATGGAAACTTAAAAGTTAAAGACATAATAATTATAAATCCTGGAATTGGATATACTGATAATATAACTTCTGGTATTATACCGCCAATTATAAAAAGTTTTACTGGATCTCCAAGTCCAGTTCAGATAAACAATGTATTGACATTATCATGGGAAGTTGAAAATGCCGATTATGTTACAATTTTAAAAGAACCTGGATACAATAAACTTCCAATTTCTTCTAAAGCAAATTTATCCATTAATTCTTCAAATATTTTATTTCCTGCAGGAAGTAAAAAAACTAAGAAAAAATATACACTTAAAGCTACAAAAAATATTGCAAATTCTGCTCCAATAGAGATATATCAAGACTTGGAAGTTGAAATAGTAGATTTAAATAATAGTGCAACAACCTCTCCTACTCAAACAAATTCCAATAAACCTTCCATTGATAAATTTACAGTCAAACCAACAAAATTATATCAGGGAGAGGTGTATAAATTTGAATGGGAAACTACCGATGCTAATCAAGTTGGGTTGAATATTGTTGGATATAATAATGTCCCCGAAGATGGATCTGCATCTTTAGTTGTTCCTCAAAATTTAAATCTTTCCGGTGTTAGTACATTTTTCACTTATACTTTAACTGCAACTAATAAAAATGCACCTATAGGAAATAATACTGTTACTAGTAGTGTAACTATAGAAGTTTTACCTCCATTGTCAAGTATCGCTGGAATAGGATCTACAAGTCAACTTTTTGTTCCTCCGATTGGTACAGGAAGAACAACGATAGGTAATGTTGGAACTGGAAACACATCTTTACCCAATAATTTAATAAATTCCAATACTTTAGTAGGATCTGGATCTTCGGGTGGTGTAACTAAAAATGGTCAAGGAAATTTTAATGCTAACAACAACACACCTGGATTTATCAATGGTGGCAAATATAATACTTCAGTAAATGGTACACCTTCTTCTGATCCTTCTGATCCCGGAACACGTATTCCTGGTGGGGGAACTACACCTCCAATTTCAACAACAGTTAACTTACCTATTCCATATAAAAACACAGTATCTCAAATTAAAGATATTAAGATTTTGAATACTGGCAGTGGTTATAGTCCAAATGATACTGTTGAAATAGAAGGTGGTAATAATGGTGCAGAATTTAATTTACAATTAACACCTACAGGTCAAATTGTTGGAATTGAAATTGTAAATCCAGGAGTTGGATTTTTAGTTCTTCCTGTGATTAGGATAAATAGTAGAACAGGAGTTGGGGCAAAATTTAGATCTGTTCTTAAATTTACACCAGTTGATGAATTAGTTGGTCAAGGACAAATTGATGCCATAACTTCAGATAAATTAATTAAAGTTATAGATTGTGTACTTAGATAATGGCAGATAGAGCACCAGACATTACAATATCAAACAATCCATATTGTTTTATTCATGCTGGACCAATTGGCCCAGAATCTACTGATGATGGAAGAGATCTTACAATCATAACTTCGGCAAATAACCATGTCGTTTATGGTAGTAATGGAAATAAAGTAGAACATATTCAGGGAACATATCATGAGGTTAGTGGGCACAGTATACCTCCCGATGAAAAAGAAGCAATTGCAAGATCAATTGTAGCAAAGAATGGGGATATTATTATATCTGCAGAGAGAGGAACTATATCATTAAAAGCAAAAAATATACACATTGAATCTATGGGTGAAAAAGGTGAAGGAAATTTTTTAGTAGGATCAAACGGGCATATTATTTTTGCATCATCCGAAGAAGTTAGACTTGCTGGGTCAAGAATATGTATTAACGGAACTTCTGGTGTAAATGTAATCAGTGGAAATTTTATTAATATGTCTGGTGATATAAAATATTTTGGTCCTGTTAGTGCATTATCTACTATAAAGAATCTTCTTGCAGGAAATTGGGGAAATTTAATTGAAGGATTAACAAAATCTTGTGGTAAAACTGGAGCTCCATTATGACACATTACGCAGATAGTAACGCTTTTGGTATGTTGGAATGTTTGAGTGGAACATTCGGTGCTGCCGTAAACATTCCAACGAATTTTTTTAAAAGCGGAGTAGCAAATATATACGAATGTTACATTGGATCAGCATCTGGAATAGATGGAGCAGCATTAACAGTTGGTCCTAATATAACAAATCCTGTTACCATAGAAAGTAAAGGATTTACTAACTTTAAAGGATTACATACTCAAACTGGAGGATTAGTTGTTAATGGTTATTGTAAAATTAAAGGAAGTGGATTTTTTTGCACTTCACCAGTAACTTCTTTTAAAGGTGCAACTCTTTCAATTAATAGTGGAGGTAAAAATACTTTTACCGCAGGAACTGCCAATAAAATTGTTTCTCCAGTAACAATTGTTGATAGTGCAGTTACTAGATTGAAAGGAGTCGTTATGGTTGATGGTCTAGGAAACCTACAAACAGTAGTGAATTCCAAAAAAGGATTTGATATTCCTCACCCAAATAAACCTAATCATCGTTTACGACATATTTGTGTAGAAGGACCAGAATCTGCAGTTTATGTTCGCGGAAGATTGGTAAATAGTAATATTATTGAACTTCCAGATTATTGGGATGGTCTTGTTGATTTAGAAACTATTAGTGTAAATTTAACACAAATTGGGCATAGTCAAGATTTATTTGTTGAAAAAATACAATGGGGTAAACAAATAGTTGTTAAATCTGGAAATGGGACATCTATAGATTGTTTTTATCAAATCTGGGCTGATCGTTTAGGTGAAAAATTAATTGTTGAATATGAAGGAAACACTCCTAAAGATTATCCAGGTGACAATTCGGAATATTCAATTGCTGGTTGGGACTACGACAACAGGTCATAAAAAATGACAAAAATTAAAATTTACTACGCAGATAGACCACCTGAAGATATAACAGATCTTGAGGTTGAAAATTTAATAGTTACTGGCCAATTAGGTGGTGGTGGGGTAGGTTCGGGAATTTCTATCTCAAATGGTATACTTAGTGGTGGGCATATTATATTAAAATATGCTAATCAATCTGAGTGGAATGCCGAAAATCCAGTTTTATTAGAAGGTGAAGTTGGTCTTGAAGTTGATACTAGTAGATTAAAAATTGGCAATGGCACTACTCCTTGGGCAGGATTGCCCTATATAGGTTCTACTCAAGGAACTCAGGGTCTCCAAGGACAAATAAGTAATTTCCAAGGAACTCAAGGTCCTATAAGTAATTTCCAAGGAACTCAGGGAAATCAAGGACTTCAGGGGCAAATTGGATTTCAAGGAACTCAAGGATCTATAGGAATTCAAGGAAATCAGGGTACACAAGGTTCTATAGGCATTCAAGGACTTCAAGGATCTCAAGGATCTCAAGGATCTCAAGGAACTCAAGGTAGACAAGGCATTCAAGGATCTATAAGTAATTTCCAAGGAACTCAAGGAAATCAAGGTCTATCGGGACTTTATGTTGGTCAAGGTGCTCAAGGTACTGTAGGATTTCAAGGAACGCAAGGAACGCAAGGAACGCAGGGAAATCAAGGTTCTCAAGGATCTCAAGGTTCTCAGGGATTAAGTAATCAAGGTATTCAAGGAACATTAAGTAATTTTCAAGGTACACAAGGTCCTATAAGTAATTTCCAAGGAACTCAAGGAAGACAAGGTATCCAAGGAAGACAGGGTGTTCAGGGAATACCAGGATTTCAAGGTGCTCAGGGTTTGCAGGGTGTTCAAGGCCCAATAAGTAATTTTCAAGGTACACAAGGACTTCAAGGAGAGTCTATTCAAGGAACTCAAGGAATACAAGGAAGACAAGGTGTTCAAGGCAATCAAGGTGTTCAAGGTTCACAAGGAAGGCAAGGTATTCAAGGAACCCAAGGTGTCCAGGCAACACAAGGTAATCAAGGACTTCAAGGATCTCTAAGTAATTTCCAAGGAACTCAAGGTAATCAAGGAACTCAAGGAACTCAAGGTGTTCAAGGATTAAGTAATCAAGGTGTTCAAGGTTCACAAGGAAGACAAGGTATTCAAGGATCACAAGGATCGCAGGGAACTCAAGGTTCTCAAGGCTCTCAAGGTCTTCAGGGATCTCTAAGCAATTTCCAAGGAACTCAAGGATCCCAAGGATCCCAAGGATCCCAAGGTGTTCAGGGATTAAGTAATCAAGGTGCTCAAGGATCACAAGGATCACAAGGATCACAAGGATCTCAAGGAAGACAAGGTACTCAAGGGTTTCAAGGTCTTCAGGGATCTCTAAGTAATTTCCAAGGAACTCAAGGTAATCAGGGTGTTCAAGGAACTCAAGGAACTCAAGGAACTCAAGGAACTCAAGGAACTCAAGGTACTCAAGGAACTCAAGGTACACAAGGTAATCAGGGAGTCCAAGGTACTCAAGGTCCTATAAGTAATTTCCAAGGAGTTAGAGGATCTCAGGGATTCCAAGGTTCTCAAGGGGCACAGGGTAGACAAGGAACACAAGGATTCCAAGGAACTCAAGGTAATCAAGGTGTTCAAGCAACACAAGGTACTCAAGGTAGGCAAGGAACACAAGGATTCCAAGGAACTCAAGGTAATCAAGGTGTTCAAGCAACACAAGGAACTCAAGGAACGCAGGGTAGACAGGGAGTCCAAGGAACCCAAGGTAATCAGGGAGTCCAAGGTAATCAAGGTATTCAAGGTCTAACTGGTAGTCGTGGAGGAGTATCTTATCAATACGATTCTTTAACATCCACTCCTACTTCAACTACTTTAAATACCGGAAAATTTAGATTTAATGCGAATCCATTAAGTGAAGGATTATCCACTTTATGGATAGATAATGAAGATATTTTTGGAAATGACAATTCTGATTGGTACGATACTTGGGATGATTCTTCTGATACTTTTAAGGGGTATCTCATACTTCAAACTTCTACTGCTATTTCATTAGTTCAAAGAACAATAATTTTAAGAGTTTTATCAGTTAGTTCAGGTATTAATTTTGCTACTGTTTCAGTTGAGTTGGTTAGTGGACTAGCACCAACAAATAATGAAATAATTGGTTTTACATTTTCTAGAACTGGTAATCAGGGTGTTCAAGGTATTCAAGGAACACAAGGTATTCAAGGAACACAAGGAACTCAAGGAACTCAAGGAACTCAAGGTACACAAGGTTCGCAAGGAAGACAGGGTATTCAAGGAACACAAGGATTCCAAGGATTGCAGGGATTGCAGGGAACTGGAGTACAAGGAAATCAAGGAACTCAAGGAACTCAAGGTGTCCAAGGTTTAAGTAACCAGGGTGTTCAAGGTCTTCAAGGTGATCAAGGTGTTCAGGGTGTTCAGGGAACTCAAGGAAATCAAGGCATTCAGGGAACACAGGGATTCCAAGGATCCCAAGGAACACAAGGTGTTCAGGGTTTAAGTAATCAAGGTGTTCAAGGAACACAAGGATTCCAAGGAACGCAAGGATCTCAAGGTGTTCAAGGTGTTGGACACCAGGGATCACAAGGTTTCCAAGGTGTTCAGGGTGATCAAGGTGTTCAAGGAACAATAAGTAATTTCCAAGGAACCCAAGGAACACAAGGCAATCAAGGAATTCAAGGAAATCAAGGTGTTCAGGGTACTCAAGGTGTTCAAGGTCCTATAAGTAATTTCCAAGGGACTCAAGGTAATCAAGGTGTTCAAGGAACTCAAGGTACTCAAGGTGTTCAGGGTACTCAAGGTGTTCAAGGTCCTATAAGTAATTTCCAAGGGACTCAAGGTAATCAGGGAGTCCAAGGTGCTCAAGGTAATCAGGGTCATCAAGGACTTCAAGGATCTCTAAGTAATTTCCAAGGTACTCAAGGTGTTCAAGGTATTCAAGGTGTTCAAGGTCCTATAAGTAATTTCCAAGGTACTCAAGGAAATCAAGGTGTTCAAGCAACACAAGGAACTCAAGGCACACAAGGTACTCAAGGAACTCAAGGAACTCAAGGTACTCAAGGTACACAAGGTTCTCAAGGAAGACAGGGTATTCAAGGAACACAAGGATTCCAAGGTAATCAAGGTCTTCAGGGAACTCAAGGTGTTCAGGCAACACAAGGTAATCAAGGACTTCAAGGATCTCTAAGTAATTTCCAAGGAACTCAAGGTAATCAAGGAACTCAAGGAACTCAAGGAACACAAGGATTCCAAGGTCTCCAAGGTCTCCAAGGTCTCCAGGGGCAAATAAGTAACTTCCAAGGAACACAAGGTCTTCAAGGTGATCAAGGTGTTCAAGGTGTTCAAGCAACACAAGGAACACAAGCAACACAAGGTACTCAAGGAACTCAAGGTGCTCAAGGAACTCAAGGTGCTCAAGGAAGACAGGGTATTCAAGGCCCTATAAGTAATTTCCAAGGAACTCAAGGTAATCAAGGTGTTCAAGCAACACAAGGAACTCAAGGTTCTCAAGGAAAACAGGGTATTCAAGGAACACAAGGATTCCAAGGTCTTCAGGGTCTTCAGGGAACAGGAACTCAAGGTGTTCAAGGTAATCAGGGTATCCAAGGAACACAAGGATTCCAAGGATTGCAAGGAACTGGCGTCCAGGGAACACAAGGCACTCAGGGAACACAAGGAACTAGAGGTCTTCAAGGATCTCAGGGGACACAAGGAACCCAAGGTGTTCAAGCATCCCAAGGTGTTCAAGGAATGCAAGGGATTCAGGGTTCTTCAGTTTCTATAGAATTAAAAGATACTGAAGACAATTTTGTTTCTTACATAGGTTTTTCAACAGAAAAATCAGGATCCATTTCAACAGTATTTGTTTCTTCTGAAAAATTAGTATTCAACCCTTCATCCGGAAGTATTGGTATTGGAACAAGTGCAATTACTAATACTTTGACGGTTGTTGGAACTGCAACTGCTACAAATTATTATGGTAATGGAGAAACATTAGTAGGAATTGTAACTCAAATTGTTCCTGGAATTGGAATTGACATTTTTGAATCACAAATTCCTGGAAAAGGAAAGGTTAAAATTCAATCTTACAAACCAGTTGGAAGGACGATTTATGTTTCTATGAACGGTAATGATGATAATACTGGCCTTGCAGAAAATTATCCAAAGAAAACAATTAAATCGGCCGCATCTGTTGCAGTATTTGGAGACACTATTAAAGTATTCCCAGGAACTTATATTGAAGACAACCCGATTATTCTTGCCAAAACGGTTTCTGTTGAAGGAACAGAACTTAGAAACTGTGTAATTACACCGAAAAACTTAAATCAAGATATGTTCCATGTAAATAATGGATGTCATATTACAGATGCAAGTTTTATTGGTCCAGCAATGAAAAATGGAGCTGCTGTTGTTGCTCTTCAACCCTTACTTGGTGTTGCTACTGATAGATTCTTTGATGCTGCAAGAATGATTCGATTTAACTTAAGATATATTGCAAAAGAGTCTGTTGGGTTCTTAACCAGTGGATTTAGTGGATTTGCTGGAAGTCATAGGGAACAAGATGCCGCAAGATTAATTGATAAGAACTTAAATTATATTTCAGCAGAAGCAGTTGGTTTCTTAACATCACCATCTGGATATAATTTTACTCTTGGAATTAGTAGTTACACTAATTGTAAAGAAGATGTTGTTAGTATTATGCAAGCAATTTCTTATGATTTAAAAGCAAATAGTAATCGTAAATCAATTGGTGCTGGATATTCATATTTTAATAGTTCTGGTGGTTTAATTCATATTACAGGTGTTGGTGTTTCGGAAGCGACAATCGCAGCACTTGATTATGCTGCTGGAATTGCAACTCATGTGATTAATAACACAACACCACCAATATCATATCAAGGTATTGGAAATAGCGTTTCTCAAGTTAAGGATCTTTCCGTTATTCAAGTAAATGGTGGATGTGTAGGTGTAGGTACAACAATCAAACAATTAGTTGGTATTGTAACTAATATGATTGGTGCAGGAACAACATCAAATGCACCTGCTGTTAGATATGGTGTTAATTTAGAAAGTAATGATTGTGCAGATGATGTATCGGATATTTGGAAGTGCATTATACATGATATTACTAGAGGTGGAAACTCTAGATCTATTGATGCTGGTAAAGCATATTATAATAATGATTGGAGTTTAAAATCGGGAATTCTAAAAAATCCAGAAGAAGTTAAGCAAACTATAGCAACTCTAGATTATTCATTCAATGTTGCAAGAGCAGTTATCAATAATTGTTCTTGGGGTGGATATCCAGTAGGATTAGGAACAACAGTTGTGAATGCTGTTTATGATGCCAATACTGGTATTACTACAGTAACAGCAATTAATCATGGATTAAGTACAAAAGATCCAGTAAAAGTTCAAGGATTAACTTATTCATGCACTCCAGGATCTTCTGGATTCCCTGTTGGTGTTGTAACTGCTTCTTACGATAGATTAACTGGAATTTCAACTATAGAAACTTCAACAGCATTAAAAATTACATCTGGAGATAGAGTAAAACTTCAGAATCTCGTATTTGAATGTAATAGTGGTGGTGGTCCATCAACTGCAATTTATCCATCAGGTAATTATGGATATGAATTTACAGTTCAAGATATACTTGATACAAAAACATTTGTTGTTAATGTAGGAAAATCCACTTTAGATCACATTTACCAATATGGTGGAGAAGTATCAAAACTCTATACTCCTATTTTCGGTATCTCAACAGCATCTTATGATCGTACAACTGGTATTGCCACAGTAACTGCGGTTGGTTTAGGAACAACTGCTGGAGCACATTTATATATTGAACCTGGTAAAAAAATTAAGTTAGAAAATCTTGTTTGGGAATGTGATAGTGGTGGTGGTCCTTCTACTGCATACTATCCATCAGGAAATCTTGGATATGAATTTACCATAATTGCAACTGCAGATAACCGTTACATAGATGCTGCTAACTTAATTCAAAAGAATAGAACGGAAATTATTGATAAGTCTCTTGCTGCAATTGCAATTTCACATCCAGATTTCTACTATCCAAATGACGTTCAAACCACAAGATTCTCAAGATTTAAAGATTCTTACAGATTAATTCAACAAAACAGAACAGAAATTGTCAACAGTGCTTGGTCGGCAACAGTTGCACAATATCCTGGAATTTCCGGAACGCAAACCAAATGTAAGAGAGATCTTGGATATTTTATTGATGCGGTTTCTACAGACATATTTACTGGTGGAAATTCTTATTCTATTGCATTTGTAAGACAATATTTCAATAATGGAGCACCAATTTCTAATGGTTTAGTTGGTGAAGAAACAGAATCTGTTTATGCTTTTAATCAGGCAAGAAACCTGATGAAGCAGGCAATTACAAATCAACTTACCACAAAAGATCTAACACTAACTGCAGATCCTGTAACTGGATCTAATACTTCATCATCATCTTGTGCAAATGTCCAAAGTGCATTAGACACTTTAACTTCTCTAATTACAACTGTTGTTTCTGCTGGTTCACTAACTTCTCTTAATACAATTAGAAACAATCCAGGAATATTTGTTTCTGGTGAAAATAAGTGTCGTAGAGATATTGGATATATTGTTGATGCTTTGGTTAAGGATGTTAAGTATGGAACTAATAAGCACATTCGTGAAGCAACTAGAGCATATTTTAATAAGAATGGAGCACCAATTTCTAATGGTTTAGTTGGTGAAGAAACGCAAAGTGTAACTGCATTTAATGCGGTTCGTGATTATGCTAAGAAAGCAATTACAAATCAACTAAATGTTAAGGATTTAACAATAAGTGCAGATCCTGCTACAGGATCTAATACTAGTGAAAATTCTTGCGCCGATGTTAAAACAAATATTGATAATTTAATTTCAATACTAACCACAGTTATATCTGCAGGTAATCTAGGATCTTACCCAGCACTTTATGTTTCAAATAAAGTTAAGGTAAATGTAGGAACTTCTACATTAGATCATCGTTACATGTATGGAGGTACTTTAACTTCTAACTATACAACCACAACTTTCCCAGATGGAACTTTTAATTATATTTTCCCAGTTAAATCGGTAGTTGGACCAAATACATTTGAGTTTGTTGGTGGAAAAACTGTTCTTCCACACACCTATGTTTCTGGTGGAACAGTTCAAAAATATACCAATTTCCAGAATGAATTCACTCAAATTAAAGACCTTGCGATGCAAGTTGATCCTGCAACTGGATTTAATAATGTAATTAATTCATGTGCTGACGTAACTTCAGCGATGAAAGTTTGTGTTGGAATTGTTACTTCAATTATAGGAATAGGATCAACTGCATTCTCATATGTTGGATTTAATACCACATATCCAGGAAATAGAGGAAAAGGGTTTGATTCTATTGTCGGTGTTACGAGTGCTCTTTATGAAGAAACTTCAGGAAAAACTACTATCAAAGCACCAGGATTGTTAGTCAAGGTTGGAGATTTAATTGAGGTTAGAAACCTTAAGTTCTCATGCTCCTCTGGAGGACCTGTTTCAACTCAATTATTCCCATCTGGATATTATGGATATGAATTTTATGTAACTAAAATTAATTCAGACGACTCTTTTGATGTTTATACTGGAATTTCAACTATTCCCCATAGTTATGTTTCTGGTGGTTATGTAGTTAATCGTTCATTAGAAGTTACTGAAGCAAAATATGACAATAATACTGGTATTGTTACAATTACTGCTCCTGGCATTTCAGTAAGAACTGGTGATATCGTAACATTACGGGATCTTGAATTTGCATGTTCTAGTGGAGCAGCTACAACTACATTATTCCCATCTGGAAATAATGGATATGCATTTGAGGTTCTTTCTACAACTAATGAAAGAAATACATTTACAGTAAATGTTGGTAAAACTGGAATAGGTCATACTTATGTTGTTGGTGGAATTGTAATCCCACCATACTCCAAAGGAGTTGGTCCAATTACTCAAGGTCCTTATGTAAGAAACTGCACTAACTTTATTGGTGATAGTATCGGAATGAAAGTGGATGGATTTGCGGCAGAGCCTGGTGATAAAGAAGATATTGGTGTAACTGGAACCATGAGTGTTGATTCTTATACTCAATATAATCAAAATGGTATTGGTGTTTCTATCACAAATGGTGCATATACACAATTGGTTTCTATCTTTACAATTTGCGACGATATTGGAATCTTTACAAAATCTGGTGGTCAGTGTGATATTACAAACTCAAACTGTTCGTTTGGTAATTATGGTCTTGTTTCCGATGGAGTTGGTGATTATACTTCAAAATCAATTTATCGTTACACTGGAGAAACCGTAGGAACTGCAGAAATTGAAACTGATACTGTTACAATTTCTGGATTGGGGACACAAAGACCTTATGACGGTCAGGCAATTTATTTTGGCGAATTGTACTATCAAGTCAATGCTATTAAAGTTACAAATGGTGGAAATGGTTACAATCCCACAAATCCACCAAACGTAACAATTGGATTCCCAGAAGGTCCTAGCGGAATTCGTGCAGAAGCTTCTGCCAACGTTGATGAAAATGGTGTTATAACTTCAATAGACGTAATCAGTAATGGAAGTCAATACTTAAATTCCCCAAGCGTTACAATTACTGATTTTCCTGGAGGATCTGGAGTAAATGCAACTGCAGAAGCAGTTTTGTATCCTCTTTATTATACTATTACAACGGCAACATTACCAGTTAATGGAACTTCAACATTGGTTCTGACTCAAAATCTAAATAATACAGTAGGTGCTGGGACAACAGTTTATTTCTCAAGATTGAGTTTACAAATTGCAACTTCAATTTCATTAGAGTGGGTTGGATCTGGAACAAATATTAATACAGCAAAACCTGCTTTAGGTGGTGTCACAATTCAGGCAAATGAAGTTGATAAGCGTAATGGTGGACAAGTTGTATATACGAGCACAAATCAGGCAGGAAACTTCCAAATTGGCGATGGCGTTGTGATTAATCAATTAACTGGAACAATTACTGGAAGATCATTCAGTCAAAGTCTGTTAAATACAGTAACCCCTCTAATTATTGCATTAAGTTAGAAACATGGCAGCAATTGCACTTAATAAATTCCGAACAATTAGAGTTGGTATTACAACAAATAATGTTGGAATATATACTTGCCCCATTGGCGTATCATCTATTGTAATTTTATCACAAGTGGCAAATGTATCATCAGGTGCTGCTAAAAGCACCTATACTGTAACTGCAATACATTCAAGAACAAGTGAATCTCCAAACGATTATATATTTGCAAATTCAGTATATGTACCACCAAATGATTCAGTTAATCTAGTTTCTGATGGAAGATTGGCTTTGGAAACTAATGATGTTATTAAAATTCAATCTAATACTAATGGGGTTTTAAACCTTATTCTCAGTGTTTTAGAAACTGCAAAGCAATAATATAAATTATGAAATATAATTCAGGCAGAGTTAAAAAGTTTGACCAAACTGGAATTACTTCAGATCGTTATGAGTTTCTTGGATTAGAACAAGCAGAACCAGATCTTGGAGATCCATTAGTTGGAGTATCTTCTATTGGCGCAAAACCAGTTCCTGCTGGAACTGAATATGATCATTACGTACCAATTTCAGTAGGTGCTCAAACTGGATCTAGGTATTGGATTCATTCTCGGGCACTTTTAACTCAGGGTATTCAAGGTCTTCAAGGTTCTTTAAGTAATTTTCAGGGAACTCAAGGTTCGCAAGGAAGACAAGGATCTCAAGGACTGCAAGGATTGCAAGGTCTTCAAGGTCAAATAAGTAACTTTCAAGGAACTCAAGGAACCCAAGGTATTCAAGGTGTAAGCAATCAAGGCGTTCAAGGAAATCAAGGAACACAAGGTAGACAAGGTATTCAAGGATCTCAGGGTGTTCAAGGATTTCAAGGTGTTCAGGGAATTCATGGAACACAAGGTAGACAAGGTGCTCAGGGAACAATAAGTAATTTTCAAGGAACACAAGGTGTTCAAGGTTTAAGTAATCAAGGCACTCAAGGTGTTCAAGCAACTCAAGGAACACAGGGTGTTCAAGGTACTCAAGGTACTCAAGGAACTCAAGGTATTCAAGGAGTTCAAGGTACTCAAGGCAGTCAAGGAACCCAAGGTGTTCAGGGACAATCTTTCCAAGGATCTCAAGGAATTCAGGGAGAATATGGATCTCAAGGATTCCAAGGAACTCAAGGTCTTGGATCACAAGGAGCACAAGGTACTCAAGGTTATAGTGGATTTCAGGGTTCTCAAGGAATTCAAGGAAGACAAGGGATTCAAGGTGTTCAAGGTATTCAAGGTCGAGCAGGAACAGCGCAAGGAACCCAAGGTGTTCAGGGACAATCTTTCCAAGGATCTCAAGGACTTCAAGGATATAGTGGAAATCAAGGTGCTCAAGGAACTCAGGGAATAGGTTTTCAAGGATCTCAAGGACTTCAGGGTGCATCTTTACAAGGATCTCAAGGACTTCAGGGACGTGATGGAACAACTCAGGGTGTTCAAGGAACGCAAGGAATATCTGGTCTTCTTGGTAATCAAGGTTCTCAAGGTTCTCAAGGAATTCAAGGAAGGCAGGGAACTCAAGGTTTAAGTAATCAAGGTGTTCAAGGAAATCAAGGAACTATAGGATCTCAAGGTTTTCAAGGTCTCCAAGGATCTGGTATTCAAGGATCGCAAGGTATTCAGGGAATACAAGGTTCTCAAGGAACAGATGGTGTAGGTACACAAGGAAATCAAGGAACTCAGGGACGACAAGGTATTCAAGGACACCAGGGAGTTCAGGGATTTACTGGTGGAATTGGTGGTCAAGGAGCTCAAGGTCTTCAAGGAAGACAAGGAATTCAAGGTCCAGGAGGACAAGGTACTCAAGGTGCATCTGGAACTGGGGGAGGAAATTCTTCATATTCACTTATAGATCTTGCAACTCCAAATGGTTTAACTTTGGGAACTGGAACTTTTCTTACATTTCCTAGTTCAATTCTTAATATGTCTTCATTAACTCAAGTTCCTTCCACGACTACAAGTATTGGAGTTTTTGGAACAAATAGTGCTCCAACACCATCTGGAACTAGATTTGTTCAAAATAGATTTAAAGTTTATTTAACTTCTGTAGAATTTGTATATTTTTACGTCAATAAAGCTGGTAGTTGGGGAGATTCTCCAGAGGGATTTAATTTAGACAATTTAATTCTTGAATATAGTTACACTGGAACTAGTGGATGGACTGCTATAAAAACAGTTGGTCCTGATGATGTTGCAGCAAATACTTGGACTTTAATATCAGAAAGAGTTCCAGCAGCTGCTAAGTATTATAATGGAGTTTATTTGAGAATTGTACAAGGAGCTTATTATCAAGAAACTGATAACTGGGCATTTACTTCAGTAATACCAGAATTAGGATCTGCTGGTTCTTCGACTACATCTTCCGGAAATGGCAACATTATGATTGCTGCCATGAATTTTGCAGATCCAAATTTATTTACTATTGGAAGTGGTGTACAGTTAACAACTTGTTCAGCAAGGGGAACTTCAACTAGAACAGAAGTTCCTGGAACTACAAACATTGCATTTTTTGGGGGAACTTCAAATAGAGTAATTACTAATTTTAATAGAATTTATTTAACTACAATATCATACTTATCATATTATGTTAACAAAGGTGCTGGTGGCGAAGAACCCGAGAATTATCAAAGTGACTTTTTATATTTACAATACAGTACAGATGGATCTACTTATGTTACTTTCGATACTATAAGACCTATTGATATTGCTAGTGTTAATGTATGGACTTTAAGGACAGTTCAAATTCCAGATGGTGCAAAATATTATAATGGTGTATATCTAAGAATTGCTCAGACTTCATACTATCAAGACACTGACAATTGGGCAATAACTTCTCTTATAGCATCTACTGGAGATAGTACAAATGTAAATGATCCATCTAGTGCAGGAAATCTTACAGTTTCTTTAATGAATTTTGCCAATACTTTAACATTAAATTTAGGTGACGGCGTTAGAATGAGTAGTGTGGGAGCATATTATGGAGGTATGTCTACTTTAACAAATAAAGTTCCTTCTGGAACTTTAATTGGAATATTTGATGGATATCTTGCAGAATATCAAAATGGCACTAGAGTACTTACAAACAAAACAAAAGTTTATTTAACAACATTAGACTATATTTTATATTATGTTAATAGAGGTGGAACTGGTTGGGGAGATTTGCCAGAATATTACGAAAATGATAATTTACTTGTTCAATATCACCCAACTTCCCCAACCGCATCTACAGGATGGGTTACTCTTGATACAGTAAATCCAATTGATATTGCTAGTAGTAATGTTTGGACTTTAAGAACTATAACTATTCCAGATGCGGTAAAAGATTTTTCTGGAGTTTATTTAAGAATTGTTCAAACTTCATTTTATTACGGCACTGATAACTGGGCATTTACAACCTTAGTTGGTGGATTTGGTCAACCAGAATCAGATTCATCATCTTCTTCTGGAAATCTTTCTTTATTCTTACTTAATTTTTATAATTTAAACACTCTTACGGTAGGAAATGGAACTAGATTAACATCAGTTGGAAATTATTCCGGCATATCAAATATTTCAGCGGTTCCAGTCGGAACACCAATTGTAGTTTTTGATGGATATTTGTCTTTAAATTTAAATGGAACAAGATTTGTTCAAAATAGAGAAAAAGTTCATTTAACAAATGTAGACTTCTTAAATTATTACGTTAATAGAGGTGGAACTGGTTGGGGCGATCTACCAGAATATTATGAAAATGATAATTTACTTGTTCAATATAGTACTGATGGAACTTTTTGGACTAATATTGACATAATAAATCCCATTGATATTGCTAGTAGTAATGTTTGGACGTTAAGAACTATTAGAGTTCCATCTGGGGCAAAAACTTTTGGTGGAGTTTATTTAAAAATCACCCAAACTTCATTTTATTACGGCACTGATAACTGGGCATTTACAACTTTGATGCCAGCATTTGGTCAAGTTGGAGGTGATCAAAATCATACTGGATCACTTGATAATGTTTTATTAAATTTAAGAGAACCAGAAAATCTTGATGTTTCTAATGGAACTAGATTGGCAACACTTGGTTCAGTTTATGGAACTATGGCAACATCAACTGCAGTTCCCACAGGAACTCCGATAGCAATTTTTGATGGTTATCTTTCAGAATACCAAAATGGAACGAGATATGTCTCTACTTTTAATAAGGTATATTTAAATGGTATTAGCACAGTTCAATTTTATGTGAATGCTGCTAATGGAACTTGGGGGGATCAACCAGAAGACTATCAATCAGATGTTTTATTATTTCAATATAGTCTTAATGGATCTTCTTATACTACAATAGAGCTTATTACACCTAGTGCTTTAAACTATAATACTTGGCAATTAATCAGTGCTTCTATACCTGCAGCAGCACAAACTGTAAATGGAGTTTATTTAAGAATTGCACAAGTTTTCTATTATTATGGTACTGATAATTGGGCATTTACATCAATATTTGCACCATTTGGTTCTATTAGCGTGTCTGATGACACATCAACAAACGCAACGAGATATCCAATGCTTTCATCGGTGGCATCTGGGTCACCAACATTAAACGTATCATCATCAAAATTAACTTATAATCCATCAACAGGTAACTTAACTTCTACTATAGTTTCTGATTCCGGAGGAAATCTTAGAAAATTAATAAATCTTGCTAAAACAACTTCATACACTCTTGCAATAGGAGATGTTGGCGATTTAGTTAATATCACAACAGGTGGCGTAACTGTCCCTTCTGGCGTTTTCAGTGCTGGAGATGCAATTACGATTTATAATAACTCTTCATCAGCACAAACAATTACACAAGGTGCTTCAACTACAATGTATATTGCTGGAACAGCAACAACTGGAAATAGAACATTAGCAGGAAGAGGACTTTGTACTGTTCTATGTGTCGTCACACCTAATGAATTTGTTATATCTGGATCTGGATTAAGTTGATATTATGACTACAATTCAACAAACTTTACTTGGTCCAAATACATATTATTCTCCATATATGGATCAAGTGGGAGATTTATTTTCTTTCACATCCTTTACATTCACAAATGGAGGAGCAACTGGAAGATTTGGTCCAACTTCATTTGCATCAGTTTCAAGTTATACCTCGCAACCTTGGTACTCAACTTATTTTTCAGTAAGTTCTGGAATTCAGTATTGGTATGCCCCAACAACAGGTAGTTATACAATTCGTGCTGCAGGTGCCGCTGGTCAAGATGGTTATTATGCAAATTATTCTAGAGGAATTATTATTGAGTCTGTAGTGACTTTAACTAAAGGAATGTTGTATAAAATACTTGTTGGTCAAAAAGGAGTTGTTTTTAGTACAGGATCTGGTGGCGGTGGTGGGGGAACTTTTATGACAGAATTTTTTAACACTCCAGTTATAATTGCTGGAGGTGGAGGAGGAGCAACGTATAGTTTTGCTTCATTTGATTCGGCAATATATGGTGCATATTCTGATGGATTATCTGGAACAACTGGTGGTTCTAGTTATTCAGATTTTACTGGAACTGGTGGTTCTAACGGAAATGGTGGAACTGGATCATCTAATGGATGGGGTGGAGGTGGTGGTGGATTATATGGAAATGGAACTGCAGCAGGGCAAGCTGGATCATATGGTTATAGTGGATTAGGTCTTTCTTTTGCAGCAGGTGGAACGGGAGGGAACACCGCAACATCTGCTTTTGGTGGTTTTGGTGGTGGTGCGGGAACTCATGGAAACACTGGTGGTGGTGGAGGAGGAGGAGGATATTCTGGTGGAGGTGGAAGTAATCAAAACAGTAATACTAATACTGGCGGCGGCGGCGGAAGTTACTCTCAATCAGCAATCACAGTAATTGGATATAACCGAGGACATGGATATTTGACTATAACTAAAAATTAAAACACAATATCTTTACTATATAAGAATATAGAAAATTAGATTCAAAATTATGGAATTTAAAAATCACGAAGATGAATTAACAGCTTCTGACATGAGGCTAAAAACTAATATTGAACCAATTACTAATGCTTTAGATAAAGTTAAATCTTTAAGCACATTTACATATAATTTAAATACTGTCGCAGAGTCTATTGGATTTAGATCTATTGAAGAGAAGCATCTTGGTCTTTCAGCCCAAGAATTGCTCGAAGTTGCTCCAGAATCTGTAGGTAAATTGCCCGTAAATAATGATTATTATGCAGTTAAATATGATAGATTGGTTGTTCTGTTAATTGCAGCAGTAAAAGAACAACAACAAATTATTGATGATCTAAAATTACAAATTCAAAATTTAAGTACTTGATTTTTTTAAATGCACAATATAAAACTAAGAATTAATTGATAAAAATTTAACATGTCAACTCAAGAATTTTTTGCATTCAAAATAACTCAAAATTTAACGGAGCAATTAGATGCTGCTAATTCTTTTGGGTCTGAACCTAGTGAAATAGGAAAAACTCCAAAGACTATTAGAACTAGAAATGTATCTCAAAATCCAGATGGAACTTGGTCAGATAATCCTGTAGAATTAGTAGATTCAATTAAAACACCTCTTGAACTTCAACAAATAGATTATGATAAACAAGAAAGAAATGTTGATGACTATAAAAAATTAGCGAAGCCATATGATAATCAAATGTATGATTATAATGTGCAGATTAATTCTATAAAACAACAAATAATTACTATAGTTAATACTGCGGTTGGATATGGATGTTCTACATCTCCTTCTTATGTACCAGCAATAAATCCTACAACTGGATTTGCAATTATACCAAAAAAGTTACCAGTTCTTAAAATTGATAATATTGGTGTTGGTAGAGGTGAAGAAATTTTTGAAGATTTGGTTAAAATAAAAAGATATGAAAATATGGAAGAATTGAGAGATGATAATGTTTTTGAAGAATCTCAAAATAGGTTGACTCCAGCAAGATTTGGTAATGGGTTTGAAAATACTATTGAAAATAATGATGGTGATTCACTTGGAGTATATAAAATAATAAATCCATATACAGTTGGATTTGCAGGAACTGTACCAATATTAATTTCAAGTCCAACTTGTGCTGGATATGCGTCTTCAATTTCTCAGGTTGTACAAGGAATTCCAAACCTAAGAAAATTGAGAGAAAAATATTTATCAGTTGTTAATGTGATAAAAGAGGATAAAACTCAAGAAGAAATACAAATCTGGGGCGATAAAGATATAAAAAAAGCGTTAGACTCTAGAAAGAAAAAATTAAAAAAATCTATATCAAATCTTTCTACTTTTGTCGATCCAATTGTAATCGATAAACTTGTTATATATTCTGATGCCGATAAAACTTATGGAATATCAACTTCTATAGAAAATACAACAGGAATAAATCAAGTATTATCATTATCAAATTTATCTGATGATGGTGTATATGCAACTGCGCCAGCAAATAGTCCAACCTTTGATAGATCAGATGGGTCTTCTATTTGGTTTAATCAATATGGATCTACTAATAAGTACTTAGAATTTAATAAATCTTATATTGACGGTGATGGATCAGGAATTTCTTCTGGAGATGTTTCTTATTCTTTAGAAGCATGGTTTAAAATTACAGATGATACTAACTTAACTTCAAACATAGATACTGGCGGCGCAAGTATAATTGGAATTAGTTCAACTAGAGGAATTGGATTACAAGTATATAAACCAAGTGGTATTAGAGTTAATTCTGGTTCTAGGGGAAATGGAAGTTTAGAAAATACATCAAACCTTTCAATTAACACATGGTATCATGTTGCATTTGTTAGAGAAGTTGGAAAAGATAATAAAATATACATAAATGGCATTATGGAAAATTCTTCAAATATTTCCGACTTATCAGTATTGTCTTCATCTGCATCAATGAGAATAGGATTTTGCACTTCCACATACATTCGCCAATATTTTCCAGGAAAAATTTCTGCTGTTAGATTTTATTCCAAAGCTCTATCAAATACAGAAGTAAAACAAAATTATGAAGCGCATGTGGATAGATTTGTGTGACACTCTCAAAACTGGCACAGGAGGGTTGACATTCTCCCAAAATCCCCATATAATACATAGGTAATCAAAACAAATCCCGAATGCCTTCTAACACTGAAGAATATCTGACACGTTGTGTTGTTGATACTCTTGCCCGTAAATTTTATCTTTACTCGAGTGAAGGTGGTGAAAAAATTGTAGAGTGTGAAACTGTTGAGCAATTCATGAATGTTCTGGAAGTAGTTCGCACTCAAGTCGATGAAGAAACTCTTGTGTACTCTAATCCTTTTTAAGACATGAAGATTATCACGGTAGAAGAACTGCAAAAAGACTTTGATTCCGTTATGGAACAAGTTGAAAAAGGTTATCAATTCCTCATAGAAGGTAAATCTGGAAATGTTCTTCTCATGAAGTATAAAATTTATGATTATTCAGAAGAAAAAGATGATCTAACAAGAATCCATACAGAACACGAAGAAGCTAGTTGACAAAAAGTTCCAGATCCTCTATAATGGATCTGGGTTTATGGGAGTATAGCTTAATGGTTAGAGCGGGCTCCTTATAAGGGCTTAGTCTGGGTTCAACTCCCAGTATTCCCATCGCTCCTTTAGCAATCTGGTGAATGCAGCGAACTCATAATTCGCCTGAGGCGTGTTCGATCCACGCAAGGAGCATAAAATAAATATAAGATACGGGAGTAAATCCTATGTCTTATCGTATTGATCACGCATACTGCTGGTATAATAATGGTAGTATGATTGTGAAGATGTATTTTATCAACCACGTACCTTTTACGTTTGATGAATTACCAGATGGTCATTTGTATGATCAAGATCTTTGTAGAGAAGCAGATAAAAATCGTACATTTGAACCAGAAGATTTATACTATTCTTCATTTTATTTAATTGATGAAGAATGTCATCCATGCTTGTTTCCGATTGAGTTAGAAAACCCTGAAGATATGCCAGACGATGATTATTATATTTTTGACGAAGAGGATTTACTGAACTAAATAAAACATAGAAATATTTTGGTTCATATAATCCGATGCCTCTTAATAAGTTAGAGAATTTTATCAAGAATTATGAAGGTAGAATTCTATATGTAAATTCAAACGATTTAGATGCAACAGATAGCATTACCAATCAAGGTAATTCTCTTACTAAACCATTTAAAACTATTCAAAGAGCTCTTTTAGAAGCAGCAAGATTTTCTTTTGTTCCTGGAGAAAATAATGATAGGAATGACAGAACCACTATCTTAGTATATCCAGGGGAACATCTTATTGATAACAGACCTGGTTTTGGAATTCGTAAAGTTGGCACCGCTCTTGCCCAAGCAGTATCACCATCAGGTACAGTTACGACTCCAGCATCTGATGTATTTAATTTAAATTTACAGAGTAATTTTGATTTAACTCAAGAAGATAATATTCTATACAAATTTAATAGTATAAATGGTGGAGTTATTCTGCCAAGAGGAACATCACTAATTGGATTGGATTTAAGAAAGACAAAAATAAGACCAAAATATGTTCCAAATCCAACTGATAATAACGTCCCTTCATCTTCATTTTTCAGAATTACTGGTAATTGTTTTTTCTGGAATTTTTCCTTATTTGATGCAGATCAAAATCAATTAGTATATACAGATAATTCTATTTTTGATCTTGGATCAGGCAACCAAGCAATTCCTACATTTTCACACCATAAATTAACAGTATTTGAATATGTAGATGGTGTAAATGTTCCAAATAATTATGAACTAACTGATTTGGACATGTATTATGCCAAATTATCAAATGCCTTTAATGAAGGATCAACTCGTCAAGTTCCAGCAGCACAAAAATTCCCATTATTACCTGAAGGTTTTGCAAAAGAAAGAAGTGAATGGGAAATAGTTGGTGCATTTGGAACTGACCCAGTACAAATTACTTCAATCTATTCTGGAGATGGTGCAACTCCAAACTCTGTTGTCACCGTAACCACATTAGTTCCACACAATCTCACAGTTGATACTCCAATTAAGATTAAAGGGGTCAATGTAAGTGATTATAATGTTTCTACAGTAGTTCAATCAGTTCCAACACCAACTACGTTTACATATACTCTTAGAGCAGTAAGAAATGATCTTCCTGCAGATCCTGGAGGATCTGCTACTGTTACTATTGATACTGATACAGTTAGAGGAGCATCTCCTTATATTTTCAACTGCTCTTTAAGATCGGTTTGGGGATTGAATGGAATGCACGCGGATGGTGCAAAAGCATCTGGATTCCGTTCAATGGTTGTTGCACAATACACTGCAGTTTCTCTCCAAAAAGATGATCGTGCATTTGTAAAATACAATCCAGTAACTAGATCGTATACAGGAATACCTATTGAAAAAGTATACGGTTCTTCTTTATCATCTGGAGCATCATCGACAAATAGTGATACAGTATATCACTTAGATAGTGATGCCGTTTATAGAAGAGGATGGGAAACTACTCACATCAAATGTTCAAATGATTCTATCATCCAGGTAGTTTCTGTTTTTGCGATTGGATTTAACAAGCATTTTGATGCACAATCTGGCGGAGACCAGTCAATCACAAACTCAAACTCTAATTTTGGTCAATTTTCACTAAATGCTGAAGGATTTAAAAAAGAAGCATTCTCTAAAGATAATTATGGTTATATAACTTCTTTAATTACACCAAAATCAATTACAACTAATGAGCAAAACGTTGATTGGATTTCCATTGATGTTGGTTTAACTACCGCTGTTGGCATATCCAGTCACCTTTATTTGTTTGGTTTTAATAGTGTAGATAACGTTCCACCAGGTCTAATTCAAGGATATAGAGTTGGAGCAAAAGTAGATGATGTATTATATCTGACATTACCAGATGGCACTGAAAAAGATGCTAGAATTTTGATGACCAACAACACAGTTGGTTCTGGTTTAACATATATTGATGGATCTGACACAGGATTAAAAGAATATAGAATTGCACAGATAACTTCTGCGCCCCTATATGATACCATGTACACTGATACAAATCATGAAATACAAACTGGTGAAAAAATTCTTATTTTAAGTAATGTTGGAGATTTACCAGAAAATATTACTCCAAATAAAATATATTATGCAATTCGTGTTGGTAGTGGTAATTTTATAACTGGTCTTAAAGTTGCAACATCTTTTACTAACGCTGTAAATGGTGTTGGTATTAAAATGTATGGAGGATCTTCACTTAAAGTTTTAAGTAGAGTTTCTGATAAAGAAAGTGGAGATTTAGGATCTCCTATACAATATGATCCAAATCGTTCAAATTGGTTTGTCCATGTACAACCAAATAATACAATATACCAAAGCCTTTGGTCTTTAGGAGTGGTTGGATTTGATGAACCTAGAACTGATGTAACATATATTAAACGTTATCCAGACAACAGAAGTTTGGACGAAAGATTATATAAAGTAAGAATTGCTATACCTAAAGAGTGTCCAAATGCAAGAAATCCTTCGGAAGGATTTGTAATTCAAGAAAGTAGTAAAACAGGTCAAATAAACAATTCTGATTTTAATTTGACAAATATTACTGCAAATAATTTTGATTATAATAGAAATCCAAGATTTATTAGTACATGTTCTTTTGATTCTTCTTCAGTAACAGTAGTTTCAGAGCGTCCTCATAATCTTAAAGTTGGTGATAGAGTTTTAGTAAAAAATGTCAAATCTTCAACTAATTTAACAGGAGTCGGTTTAACAGGATTTAATGGTGATTTTATAGTATCAAGTATTGTTAATAATAAGTCATTTACCTATTCTAGAACAGACTATAACGGTAATTATCATAATGTAGGTATCTTCTCTGGTCCAACAACTAGAGACATTTATTTGCCTAGATTTGAAAGAAATGATTTACAATCTAATTTTTACATCTATCGCGTAGAAACAATATCACCATATATCTTTAATGCGCAAGATGGAATATATCATGCTTATGTATTAAAATCTGATGTTTCTGTTCCTAATCATTTCAATGATTACAAATATAATCAAAACGTAGTTGATTTATATCCTCAACAAGATAGAGATAATATTGACGATAACCCAAGTTCCTCATATTCATATGCAAAAGTTTCTCCACTTGGAGAAGTTATAACAAATGATTTGAAGAAGAGTGTGACCAGGGAAGCTATGGACACATTCATTAAAGATTTTGGTAAAGGTTTCAAAATTGATACCGTTTCTGCCATATCTGCTGGAATTTGTACTATAACTCTTAATACTGAGCACGGATTAAATTCTATTGTTGGATATGACACTTTAACTGCAGGATCTGGTCTACCAAATGGAACTTATTATAATGTTAGATTGTTAAACGCAAATACATCTTGGAATGGAGCAACGGCTCAAGTAACAGTTTCATCGGGATCAATATCATCCTTAAAAATTATGGATGGTGGATCTGGATATGTATCTGGTCAAACCTTAGATTTAGAAGGATTTTCTGGTGCATCTATTACAATTTCTGAAAGATCAATATCTATTTGCAGAAACAACTCTGTACAAATTACTGGTATTGGAACTGCATCCGATAATTTATTAAGAGTATATGATATTCCTGCCAAGAATCAAATTGCTATTGCAAAAACTTCTGGAGATCCAAATATAATTATTGGACAGTATGTTATGAATGTTGGCCCATCAACGTCAACATCTAATATTCAGTATTCCAGTGCTACTGGAATATGCACATTTACATTCCAACACGGTCATGGATTAGTTGCAGGAAATAAATTTAGAGTTTTAAATGATTCTTTCTCAGCATCTAATAATTTTGGAGATTATTTAGTTAGAGATGTTGTAGGTGTCAATACATTTACAGCATTAACAAATAGAACATTTTCTGGAACTGTTAGAGTTCTTAAGCACGGATTTAATTCTAATGATTTAACATCAGATGCTGGATCGGAAAATGTAGGATCAAGAGGAATGCATTTCTATGCAAATGAACAAGCAACTCTTGAAGAAAATATTATTACAGATACTTCAGAAACTTCAACTTTTGCAATAACTGTTAGAAATTCTGGTATTTCTACTACCACTAGATTTGAATTAGGTTCTTATATTCAAATAGATAGTGAAATTATGAGAGTTTCCAGTAGCACTTTAACTGGATCTGGAAATAATAAAATCACAGCAATTAGGGGATATTTTGGAACCGCAAAAGAAAATCACTATGCAGGTGCAATAATTAAGAAAATATCTCCAATTCCAATTGAAATTAGAAGACCATCTATTTTAAGAGCATCTGGTCATACGTTTGAATACCTTGGATATGGTCCTGGTAACTACTCAACTGGTCTTCCACAAATTCAAGTTAAAACTTTAACAGAAAGAGAAGATTTTCTTGCACAATCACAAGAAAGATCTGGAGGATCCGCACTTTATACCGGAATGAATAGTGATGGTGATTTCTTCATTGGAAATACGAAATATGCTTCATCTTCGGGTGAACAATTAACTTTTGATATTCCAATCCCAACAGTTACTGGACAAGATCCTTCTAGATTGAGTGTGGTATTTGATGAAGCAATTATTAAAGAAAGAATTCTTGTAGAAGGTGGAAAATCAAAACAAATTCTTTCTCAATTTGATGGTCCTGTTACATTCAACGAAAATATCATTATTAATAATAGACAAACTAAGATGAATGGTGAGTTAATTCTTTCCAGCATCTTAAAATTAAATAATACTACAGATTCGACAAGCACTACTACAGGATCTGTTATTGCTAGAGGTGGTTTTGGTATTGCAAAGAATGTTAATATTGGTGGTAATGTAAGTATTTCAGGAACCGCAACATTTAATGGACAAGTTCAATTTAATACTGGTCTTGTTCCAGATTCTATTGAAGATGCTTATATTGGATCTGCTGAGAGACCTTGGGCATCTGGATGGTTCGGTGGAATTGGAATTGCAACTGAAGGTACTCCCGGAGGAACTGAAATACAAGATAGAACAATAAATTCTTGGACTGGTGATTTAATTTTAAAAACACAAACCGCATCAACAAATGTTATTGTAGACGATCATTTAATAGTTAATCAGGCATTAACTATTAATGGGCAAACTAATTTACTTGGAATTACTACAGTTGTAACTGGATTACTTCCTGATGAAAATGAAGGTGCATACATTGGTTCATTAGATAAATCATTCTCCGAAGCATATATTGATGAAATTAGAATAGGTGCAAGTGGAGGAGGTGAAATTGATACTAGATCTGGCAATTTAACATTAGACTCTTCTGCAGGTACTGTAGTAGTTGATGATGATTTAGATATTAACAACAATTTAAATGTAGACGGAACAACATATTTGACTGGAGAAACTACACTTCAATCAAATTTGGTTCCACATACAACAACATCTTCATTAAACTCAACTATTGGAACTTCATCTAAGAAATTTTCTGCAGCATATATTGATGAAATTAAAATTGCTGTTATTGGTGAAAGAACAATAGATACTGCATCTGGAAGTTTAGTTCTAGATTCTTCAGCAGGTACTGTTATAGTTGATGACGATTTAGATGTTAATAATAATCTAAACGTAGATGGAACAACATATTTGACTGGAGAAACTGCTATTCAGTCAAACTTGGTTCCACATACAACAACAACTTCATCAAACTCTACTATTGGATCTTCAACTAAGAAATTCTCTGCAGCATATATTGATGAAATTAGAATAGGTGCTACTGCAGCAACAACTATAGACACTGCATCTGGAGATTTAGTTTTAGATTCTAATACCAATAATGTTAGAGTTGCAGCAAACATAGATATAGATTTTAATGCTAATGTTGACGGCGACTTAACAGTTGCTGGATTGTTAGACATTAATGGCGGTGCAATTATTAAAAATATACGTATTGGAGTTTCTGATGATAATACAATTGATACTGCATCAACTCAATTACGTCTTATCAGTGGTGTAGATGAAGTTTATATCTATGATTCTCTAAAAGTAAAAGATGCTGCAACATTCGAATCTAATTTAACAGTTAATGCAATTACCAATCTAAAAGGTGACATAGTTTTAGGAGATTCTTCACTAGATACTGCTACATTCAATGCAGTAATTGATTCTGTTTCTGGAGGATCATTAAAGAATGTTAGAATTGGTGTTACTGGAACAAACGTAATTGATACAAAAAATTCAACATCTTTAATTTTAGATTCTGCATCAGGAACTGTAAACGTTCAAGATAATTTAGATGTTGATGGAACGTTAAATTCTGATGGAGCAACAACTTTAGGATCTACCTTATCTGTTACTGGCCAAACAACATTAACAGGTCTTCTTGATGCTAATGGTGGAGCAACAATTGATGATGTTCGTATTGGAGTTGCTGCAGATAATAAGATTGATACTTCAAGTGGAAACTTACTACTTGATTCAACATCAGGAACTGTAAATGTTCAGGATAATTTAGATGTTGATGGGACTTTAAACGTTGATGGAACATCATATCTTAAAGGAGTAACAACCGTTGAAAGTGACATTCTACCATACGCTTCTTTAGGCACTAAGTTAGGATCTTCTACAAGACCTTTTGCTGAAGCATTTATTGGATATATTAGAATTGCAGACGATACTCAAGATAATAGAATTACAACTTACAATAGTCAAAACTTAATTTTAGATTCTTCTACCAATTTGGTTAGAATTGAATCTGCTTTGGATGTTACTGGAACCACTACAGTATATGATTCTTCTATAATTTTGAGAGGGGATAGTCAAAAATTATCTATTCGTAGAGCAGACAATACTGAAAAAGCTTATATCCAGACCACTGATGGTGCAATTTATACTACAGGAAATCTTACTGTACTTGGAACTACAACTATTGCTAACTTGGCAGTATCTGGAACTCTTGCAATTTCAAATACTACAGAATCATCTAGCACATCAACAGGTGCATTAACAGTTTCTGGTGGTTTAGGAGTTGCTAAAAATCTTTATGTTGGTGGAAATTTAAATCTTGCAGGAGCAGTTGTTTTAGCATCAACTCTTAATGTTAGTGGAAGAATTACTGCTAGTGGAGGTGTTACTGGAAACCTAACTGGTAATGTAACTGGTAATGTAACTGGTAATGCTGATACTGCGACTAAACTTTATGTGAATTCTTCCTCAGATAGTGGAACATATCGTATTGCATTAACAGAAACTACAAATGGTGGAAATAAGTCTTTCTATAGCGACAGTGGTTTGTACTTTGATGCTTCTTCAAACGAGTTGTCTGTTACTGGAGATATTGTTGCATTTGCTTCTGATGAAAGACTTAAAACCAATATCAAACCACTTGAAAATGCTCTTGAAAAAGTTCTGTCTCTCAGTGGATTTACATATAACTTTAATGAGATTGGTGCTACACTTGGTTTCAGCACTGAAACAACACATGTTGGTGTTTCGGCACAGCAGATTCAAGCAGTTCTTCCAGAGGCAGTTTCTCCTGCTCCAGCAAATAATGATTACTTAACTGTTAAGTATGAAAAAATAGTTCCTTTACTTATTGAAGCTATTAAAGAACTTGCAGATAAGGTAGAAAAACTTGAGCAAAAGTTATCAGATAAATAACTAAAAAGCTGTAAGAAATGGCAAATTATAATAAGTCATTTAGTTTTAGGAATGGTGTTCAAGTTGATGAGGATAACTTTTTCGTAAATGCTAATGGACTTGTTGGTATAGGAACGACTATTCCTAGAACTAATCTTGACGTATACGGAGATATCTCTGTTTCTGGTTTATCAACCATGAAAGCGATGATTATCTCAGGAATCGCTTCTTTTGTTGATTTGAGGGTTGGTTCATATATTACGATGACCGACTCTGGAATAATAAGTGCGACGAGATATTATGGAGACGGTTCGTATTTAGATGGAATACCAACCAATCAATGGGTAGACTATAATCAGCCTGGAATTACAAGTTCTTATATTCTTAGAAATAGAGTTGGAATTGCAACCAATATTCCAACTCAAACTTTGCAAATAGGGGGAAGAACTGAACTTGGACAAATTGGTGTTGGTATTAATTCTACTGGAAATATTAGAGCATCTGGAATTATAACCGCAGGTTCTTTTGATGGAAGTGGTACAAATATTACCAACATAAATGCATCTAATATTTCTTCAGGAACTTTAGATAATGCAAGATTACCAAATAACATTAATTTGCCATCAGGCATCGCAACAGTAGGAACCCTGACAGCAACTAGAGCATATATTGGTGTAGTTACTTTTAATAGTAATGGTTTATTCAGCAGAAATGTTACGGGATCATCATTTACTGGTGGGTCATTCTATGCATCAAATGGATTCGAAATTAATTCAAGTGATTTAACATTTTCTGGAGGAGCAAGAGTTTCCATTGCAGGTAGTAATGGAAATCCTGGTCAGTTTTTAGTTTCAAATGGATCTAATGGAGTTAATTGGTCTAGTGATATTTCAGTATCAGGAATTGTTACTGTTGGTATTCTTACTGCTAATGATATTTTTTCATCTGGATTCACAACAACATCAAATCTTAGAGTTACTAATACTGGAATTGTTACTACATTAAATGTTTTTAGAACAAATTCTTTCGCATCACAATTAACGCAAGTTAATTCTGGTATTATTACAACAAATTCTTTAAATTCAACATATTCGAATATTGGTGTAACTACCGCAGGATTTGTAAATTCTACAAATATTAACGCTTCTGGTGTTGGAACTATTTCCAAACTACATTCAGGAAATATTAGAATAAATGATGTTTCTAATAAAATAGAAACAAATTCTGGAGATTTATTTTTAGGTTCTGCAGGAACAAAAATAGAAGTATCAAATAATCTTTATGTTTCTGGCAATTCTTATCTAGCAGGCATAGTAACATCTGCAACTGGTATAGTTCCAGATTCTAATAATAGTGGTTATCTAGGATCTTCTGCAAAATCATTTGCTGAAGCGTATATTGATGAAGTCCAAATTGGAGTTGCAAACGCCGCAGGAATTGTAAGTACAAGATCTGGAGCTTTAAGTCTTGATTCAAATACTGGAACTGTTTCAATTTCTAAAGATCTTTCAGTATCTAGAAACTCTACATTTAGTGGTATTTCTACCTTTAACAGTTCAATTAATATTAGTGGAAGTTTAAATCCAAACACTGATCTTTCTGCAAGTTTAGGATCTTCTACAAAATCATTTGCCGAAGCATATATTGATGAAGTCCAAATTGGTGTTGCAAATGCTGCTGGTATTGTTAGTACAAGATCTGGTGATTTAAGTCTTGATGCTAACAGCAGAAGAGTATCTGTTGTAAGAGATTTTAGCATAGGGCAAAATCTTTCAGTAACTGGTATTTCTACTTTATCTGGTCTTGTCAATATAACTACCGGAATTATCCCGTCAAATGATAATAATGGTTATCTAGGGTCTTCTACAAAATCATTTGCCGAAGCATATATTGATGAAGTTCAAATTGGAGTCACAAATGCTGCTGGTATTGTCAGCACAAGATCTGGTGATTTAAGTCTTGATGCCAATACTGGAAAAGTATCTGTCGTAAAAGACTTTATCGTAAATAGAAATGTTTCGGTAACTGGAATTTCTACATTATCTGGTCTTGTTAATATTACTACAGGTATTATTCCAACGAACGATAATAGTGGATATTTGGGTTCCAGTTCTAAATCATTGGCAGAAGCTTATATTGATGAAGTTCAAATTGGAGTCGCAAACGCTGCAGGAATTGTAAGTACGAGATCTGGTGATTTAAGTCTTGATTCAAATACTGGAAAAGTATCTGTCGTAAAAGACTTTATTGTAAACAGGAATTTATCAGTAACTGGCATCTCTACACTAACTGATCTTATCATCAATGATTCAGTTGTTCCAGATAGTGATGGTGGATCATACTTAGGATCTGCTGGAACTTCATTTGCAAATGCCCATATTGCAAATATTAATATTGGAGCATTTGGTGCCGGAATTATAAGCACTAGATCTGGAAATCTTACATTAGACTCAATTACTGGAAGAGTATTAGTTTCTAAAGATTTAATTTCTGAGCGTAATTTAAATGTTTCTGGTATATTAACTGCACCCAATCTTTATAGTGATTATTCTATAGTAAATATTAATATTTCTCCAGATTCCGATAAAGGATCATCTATTGGATATGCTGCAACAGCATTCGAAAACGCATACATTAATGAGGTTACAATAGGTGTTGCCGGAACAAATTCAATAGGGACTAGAAATTCTAATACATTACAATTAACATCTTCTTCTGGTATTGTAACTGTAACAAATTCTTTATTTGTAAATAGTAATTTAGAATCAAATAATTTAAATATAATTGGTATAGCAACTGTCGGATCTGCTATTTTACCAATCTCCAATAATAATGGATCAGTAGGTAGTTCTTCAAAAGCTTTTGGATCTGCATATTTTAATAAAATTAGATTAGGAGTTTCTGGTAGTGGTAATATAATTGATACCGCCGCAGGAGAATTAATATTACAATCTACATCCAGTTTAGTTAGAATATCAGATCAACTTATAGTTGATAATGAAATATATTCTGGACCTTTATATGTTGATTCTAGTTACGTTGGTATTGGAACTACAACATCTTTATCCAGTAAATTGGAAGTTGTTGATCAATCAACAGTTTCTATTAAAATAGATTCTAAGACTTCTAATTCTTCATTAATACTCTCAAGTTTATCTAATCAAGGACGTTTAATTTTTGGTGGATCTGATTTTACTTTTGAAAATAGAACTGTAGGAAGTTTTAATTTTAATCTTCATAGTGGTGGAGTTGCTGGTATTAATACTGGTTCATTTAAATGGAATAATAGTTATCTCAGTAACGAGATAATGACTTTAACTTATGATGGAAAACTGGGAATTAATCAAGATGAACCGCAGCATAATTTGCATGTTGTTGGAACATCCACAATTACTTCAGATACCTATATTGGAAATGATTTATATGTAAATGGAAAAATTGGAGCAACTGGCACTGGAGTAACAATTTCTCGAGATTTATATGTTGGTAATGGATTATTTGCATCAGGAGTATCCACATTTAGTAATTTAAGAGTTAATGGGAATACAGTTATTACTGGAATTACAACCCTTAGACTCGCGGAAGGAACCCAATTAAACGGAAATGTATTCACCGAAGTTGGAATATCAACATTTAACGAACTATCTATTACTGGTATTGTTAGTATAACAGAAGCATCTGGTATTGGAATTGGGACAACCTCACCAAACGCATCAATACATATTATAACACAAGGAGGAGGACTTGCTGGAGGAATTATTAGTCCAGCAATTGCTGTTGGAGTTAATACTAATGATGTTGGAAATGGTGGAATAGTTTTATACCAATCGGGTCAAGTCGTTTCCGGAGGTTCTATACGTATAGTAGATGAATCAACTATTGAAATTGATTCTTCTGGTTCTATTGGTATAGGAACTGATGAACCTACGTGTAAAGCTGACTTTTTCTATGCTGGAGTTGGCATAGGATCTACTGGAGAATCTGCAAAATATGCATTTATGCTTCCACCAGGAATAACTTCTGATCAAAGAGTAGGATTACATACTCGTCCCGGAGCTTTCATATTTAACACTACGGTAAATAAACACCAAATGTACAATGGAACTACTTGGTATGATATGTACTAGGTCTTGACAAGAACCTCAAATCCCAGTAGAATACCTTTGCTAGGTTTGAAGGACATGTATGAAGTTTACTTTAGCTATTATTAATCCACCTTATGGGGTGGGTGGAAACCTTGCTATAAAATTTCTTAATAAGACTGCCGAGATCACTGATGATATTCGTGCAGTCTTACCTACATCAGTTCGTAAACCATCATCTTTAAATAAGATTAAGGCACACCTTCACTGTGTTGTAGATGATGATCTAGATCCTTCTACTTTCCCAAATGGTATTAGTGCTGTTAAACAATACTGGGAAGTTAGAAATACATCAAGATTTCAAATTGGTGTAGGTGAAATTCCTATGATGAGGGAACATCCTGACTTTGAATTTCTTCCTTATGAGAGGAGATTTGAGGCAGATGTTTTTGTAGGTGAATATGGTTCTGGACCCAGTGGTAGAGTTAAAACAGAAAACTTTACACATTACGCTAAAGGACATCATTTTCTAAAGGTTAGAGATTCTAGTGTGATAGAAAATCTGTTAGAATTTGCTACGAGATTTAGAGAGGTTGCTTCTAGTTGTAATGGTAGAAGGCATTTCGGTAAAAACGATCTAATTTCAACTTATACTAATTGTTTGAAAGAGAAGAATGAAAAAGAACAAGCATAATATTGAAACTGGATCTGAGATTGAAAGATCTGATGAAAGGATTAAAGAAACTCAAGAAGTCTTTACTCCTATGGATCTAGTTGAGAGTATGATTGATGATATTTCTGTTGATATACTAAAAGATCCGAACAGTACTTTTATTGATAATTCTGCTGGATGTGGTAATTTTTTGATTGCTCTTAAGAATCGGCTTTGTGAATATCATACAGAAGAACATGTTTTGAATCATATGATCTATGCCGTTGAAATGATGGAAGATAATCATAAGGAATTGTGCTCTCGTCTTGGTGTTCCTGTAGACCACCCCCATTACGTGTGTGCGGATGCCTTGGAGTATGACTACTCATTTGGGGAACTTATCGGTATTGAAAAGTTTTTCTAATGGGTTGGGGGGTTGACATGGCGGTGAATTCATCGTACATTAAGCAGGTAAACGAAATTGATTATGATTTCAACCAAAGAACACGTTCTACTTACTCTCCGCGAAAATTTTGTTCCTGGAGTTGTTTTTACTCTTCAAGAAATTTATGATTTAGTTCTTGTTCAAAACAGGATTGATGAAATTTACAATGAGGTAGTTGATGAGCGATCAACTGTTCGTGCAGCAATTCAACGACTTGAGGCAGATCAACTTTTACGGATGTTCTGTAGGGACTCTATGGATCTTGAAGGTACATATTGTTTGATTGAAACTAAAGGATACATTGATCCAAACCAAAATATCTTTGATTTGGAAGAGTTGGAAAAGCACGGGCGATATTATGACAAATCTCCTGGAATTACCTTTGAAAAATGGGCAATTCTTCACAAAGATGAAGTAATGTCTCACAGCATTGCTCGAAAACTTAACATTGAATGCCAAACTCGTGTTGGTCAGGCACTTTTTCAGCAAACAATTGACCAGATCACTGAAGAAGTTGCTGATGGCGAATACGATTATCGCTGTTATCAACCTGCAGTATCAGTTCTTTCTGAACCAATTCATTATGTTGACGAAGATGGTTCTGAATTTACTTTTAAGTACATTGTTCGTGATGGCAACAATCGCTTTGAACTTCCTTGGAAGTATTTTCCGTGTGCCATCATTTCTGGTGAAGATGAATATTCTCTTCTTCAATATGGTGCAATCGCCAATGCTCCCAACAGGGAAAAAAAGAATGATTGTACAGAGGATGATGTAAAGTACATGATCCAAAAAGGTTTTCAATACGGAAAAATTGCAAAAGACATTGACGTTGTGATTGATGTACTGAAAACCCGATACAAAGAAGTTCGCAAAAACAACCGAAGGATTTTTGCTGCTGAAATTCTTGGCGAAGAAGGTGTCAAAGTATCTATTGAACCATACGACATTTCAAAAGCACAAAAAACTTTGAAAGATGTTTTTAGCATCAATGGTGTTTGCGGTGAGCGTATTAGTTCTATGAACGAAACTCAAACTTCTTTTGCTGTTGGTTGGGGGCGTAAACCAGATCACTACCGTAAGTGGTATTTCATCTTTGAAAAGCAGCTTGAGTATCCTAACAACAACTATACTGCTTATTCTTTCTTGGAGCAGGGTCAGGGTGTTAGTATTACTCCTACAGAAAACAACATTGATGAACTCCGAGTGTTGATGGAAGGTGAACGTAAGCGTATGCTCAAACACTATCGTCGTGTTCTCAAAGCACATGATGAGGGAACTTTGAAGCCTATTGACTTCAAATGGTTGCCACAAGCAAACATGATTGAGCAGCACAATGAGTTTCAGTGATTAGACCAATTTCATAACTGGCACATGGGGTTCCTTCGGGGACCCCTTTCTGCTATAATAGTCCCATACGCAACGGAGACCTTGTTCCAACTTCGCCCTCATCAACAGATTGCTCTTGATGCCCTGCGCCAGGTTGCCAAGGGCATCTGTGTTTTCCCTACTGGCGGTGGTAAAACCAACGTTGGTATTTTTGATGCTATTCGGGAGTTTCTCAAAGAGACTCCTCAAACCATCGTAGTGGTGGCACCCCGCATCCTTCTGGCAGAGCAGTTGTCCAGTGAGTATCTTGAGTTTATCACAAATGCTCATGTGATGCACATTCACACAGGTGAAACTCATCACTTCAGCAGCACTCGCCCGAACATGATTCGTGCCTGGTGTGAGAATGTTGAGGGTCACAAACTGATCTTCACCACCTACAACTCTCTGCAGCAACTTGCCAAGGCAGATATTGCTGTAGATACGATCTACTTTGACGAGGCACACAACTCTGTAAAGCGGCACTTCTTTCCTGCTGTAGAGCATTTCTCTTCAGAGGCAAAGCGTTGCTACTTCTTTACTGCCACTCCCAAGTACTCTTCTGTGGTTGGCAAACCTGGCATGAACGATGTTGATGTCTACGGGCAGATCATCGCCAAGGTTCCTGCTCCTCAACTGGTAGAAGGTGGTTACATCATCCCTCCCAAGGTGATGATGAAGGAGATGCGCCTCTCCATCAAGGGTGAGGATATTGCTCAACGTGATTGCGAGTATCTGCTTCAAACGATTGCAGATCACCCTGTCAACAAGATCCTGATCTGTGCCAAAGCAACCAAGCACATTATCGGTTTGCTTTCTGAAACTGATTTTGCAGATCAATTGGCAGAGCAGGGTTACTCTGTGATGCACATTACTTCCAAGCATGGTGCCTTTATTGATGGGCAGCAAGTGAACCGTGAGGTTTTCTTTGACACCATCAACAAGTGGGGTAAGGATGCCGATAAGAAGTTTGTGGTTCTGCACCACAGCATTCTGGCAGAAGGCATCAACATCTCTGCTCTGGAGGCAGTAGTATTCATGCGCTCTATGGATGTTGTGGGGATCGGACAGACGGTTGGGCGTACTCTGCGCCTACACCCCCAGGATGCCGCTGGAATCCGCTCTGGGGCGCTCCAGGCGGGCAATCTGGAGGCATACACCAAATCCTATGGACTGGTGATCTGCCCCACCTTTGACAAGGCATCTGGCGCTACTGCACGGGCAGTACAAAACGTGGTTGACACCATCTTTGTAAAAGGTGATGTTGCCGTTAGCGTCATCCGACGCTGATTTCTTTCTATTCAATTCACAAAGGAAATTTTCAAATGAAGTACGTTGTTCAACTTTATGTCGCCGGTAAAATCTTTAATGAAGAGGTTCAGGCATCCAATCCACAAGATGCTCGTGAAACTGCTCTTGCTCGCAACCCTAAGGCAAAGGTTGTTAGTGTGACCGTTAAATTCTGATGTCTAACGTTCAAAACGAAGGCATTCTAGATCCCACTCCAGGAAGTCCAAACGGATATGTAACCAAAAACATGGAGTGGGCAGCAATTCCTTGGGGGAAAAAGTTCATTATTGTCTACAAGGGGCAGCAAGTGCATACTGCAAACAACTACAAAACTGCAGTATCTTATATTGAAAAAGAATCAAAAGCACTTAAAAGAAACACTAAAGGACCTCTGGATCAATTTCTATGACTCAACTCTTTACTTGTACATCTGATGCTCTTTATGATAGACACACCTATGAAGTTGTTCTGAAAAGTGGTAAAAACAGATTTTTTGATCATTGGGAGGACGCACAGAGGTATTGGTTCGAGCACAGTCGTGTTCCCGATTTTTTAGATCTTATAATCGTAAAGGATAAAAAGAAAAGTAAAGAAAAAGTAAAGGGTGGTGGATTTGCCCAATAAATAATTTCAATATGGGGAGAAACTCATGATTCCTTTGTTTCTCACGACCATTTTATCTTGTTCTGATATTGCTATGATTGCCAATAGGTTAGTGAATGTTAAACTATTGACATCTGAACAAAAAACAGAAATTCTTTGGGAACTTAAAAAAGTAGTTCCTTCTTGTCCTTTGATTATTAAACCAAATGTCAGAAAATGAATCGCAAATTGACAAATGGAATCGTGGTCTTGATCTCTTTATAGAAAGTGTTCACAAACCAGATCACGAACTTCGTCAGTGTGCTCACAACCAAAAATGCTATAACGAACTCATGCAGGTTCGTGAGCATGTAATAGAATACCTTAAAACAATCAGAAAATGAATTTATACTACATTTGGTTTGCTCTCTTTGCAATTGCTGCGTATCTTATAGTTACAGACAATTCCGTAGCGAGGGCATTTTATATGCTTACTCAACTTGCAAGAGTTCAATATGAAAAAACCAAGTGGTGGATTCTACACAATCCAGCAAATCCTGTAGTAAAATGGATGATGTGGAGACGAGCTTATAAACTCGCTAAAGAATTTGAAAAAGAGATAAACAATAATGATAAAAATTGAAAACATGTTTCAAATCCCATATTTACAACTTAAAGTTGATAATTGGGATGTAAAAAAAGAAATACTAAACGATATGATGGACGCTGAAGGTGAAAATTTAGAATATTACATAACCGTAATGAGTTCATATGATTATGCTTCATCTCAAAGAAATAAAAAAATTCAATCTTTATTAGAAACTGAAATTAATACCTTAAAAGAAAATTTTGGATTTAATTACTGTGAGGTTGTTCACTCATGGTTTCAAGAAGAAAAAAAATATATGTTTCATGGTGCTCACAATCATGGGATAGGAACTGTAAGTTCAGTTTGTTATTTGGAATTTGATTCTGAAGTTCATACTCCAACTGTTTTTATTTCTCCATTTGTTGATCCTCTAACTGGAATTTATTCTGAATTTTCACCAGAAGATGTTGAATCTGGAACTATGATATTTTTTCCATCATCTATTTTGCATTACACACATCAAAACAAGAGTAATATTAGTAGAAAAATATTATCTCTAAACATTGATGTAAAATAAATAAACCATACTTGGAGTAAATTATGCTCTCTACACAATATCGTCTTCGTCTTGAAGAAATCTGCCAAAAGATTGTCAAGCATGAAGAGGTTTCTTTAGGAGATATGATTTGGGCGGAAAAATTAGCAAAAGTAAATCGTTCCGCTGCCACAATTCTTCGCCAAGCACGCCGAAAAGCAGAAAATCCTAATATGCAAGAAGGAGATTTAGATGATTTTTTAAATCAACTTGACATTGGTGGAATAGGACATGAAAGAAAAGGAATTTCTAGATTTAACAGTGTAGATGAGATTGTTGATTTTTTCACAGAAGAAAAACCAGAAGATTGGAGACAACGTGATTGACTTGATACAATTTGTATCTCATGAACTTTACTTATTTGTTGCTTTTATGTGTGGTCTTGTGCTAGGATATATTGTAGGTAAAAGTGAAGGTAATGACTGAAAAGCAACCTAACGATCTTGGCAAAGCACTCCAAGAGTGGTGGAATTCTGATGCTTGTAAAGAACTTCAGAAGGCAAATGAAGAGGCAAGGCAACGTGCTGTGGGAAAGTATTTTATGCTTTCTGAAGAAGACAAGGTTGATATGGTAGAAGCAATCACATACATCATGTGTAAGGCAGAAAGTGAAGGAACCTCTCACCGTGGACTTCAAGATGCTCTTGGCATTTATCCTACGGGTTTCTGGGTTGATCATCTTATGGATGTTCATAATGCACTTTGGTCTTATTACCATGACAAGAAAAGAGAGCAAGAACTTAAAGACGATTTAGATGCTTTAGATAAATTTATAGATAAAAGTGTAGAGCCTGACTAATCCGATGGACTACTTAAAAATTCAACCTGGAAGATCTGTTTTAGTTTTAAATTCCAGTTATGAACCTCTTAACATCACGAGTTGGAAAAGAGCAATTGTTTTATTACTTAAAGAAAAAGCACAAATTCTTTCAACCCAAGTAATTAGATTGTTAGATTATGTAAAGGTTCCTCTTTCTAAAATTATGTCACATAGGCCATCTAAAACGATGATTTATAAGCGTGATAATAATTCTTGCCAATATTGTGGATCTACACACAATCTAACTATAGATCATGTAATTCCAAAATGTCGTGGTGGACAAGATACTTGGGAAAATCTTGTGGTTGCTTGTTGTTCTTGTAACACAAAAAAAGGTAATACGTTATTAGAGCAAACTGGGATGAAGTTAAGAAAAAAACCAAAGGCTCCATTAAATAAAATGCAGTTTGTTTTGAATAACTCTAATATTCAAGAATGGAAATCTTATACTTATTAAAATTATGAAACCGAACTTTCATAAAGTATTGGGAATGGCACTTGAAGAAGGTGTTCGTTTCGGTTATAATAGAGCACATAAACATGTAGAGAACCCACATCCAGATGCTGTGGTTGATTGTATTGTTGAAAATGTGATGAACTCTCTATATGAATGGTTTGATTTTCCTGAGGAGAAGACAATTGACTGAAAGATCGCAAGCATTTATGAATGCTATTTGGGAGGCACGAAATGCTGGTGCTGATACCGAAGAGAAACTAGTTGCCGCAATTTTGAAGATTACTGCAGAAAACGTTCAGTTTTATAATGCTCAAAATAACTTGATTGTTCTAGATAAAAATGATATGCTTCAACTAGCACAGGAACTAGAAGAATGAAAATCTTTCAAATTGCAAAATGGTATGTAAGAGAGGATTATGGTAAAGAATATTGCCTAACTCTTTTCTTTAATGAACATCATGCACTTCTCCAAGTTGCATTTGATATTGGTGAGTATGGTTCCTGGATTGAATGGCCTTATCTCCAAATTAATATGGGATATGGACGACTATTTTCTTTTTTCTTCACTGTTGGCAAGTTAGGTTTTACTTTTGATATTGCTGGTCGTAATTGGCGTGATGAGTCTTTTTATGTTCAAGAGGTAAAAGAATGAGTTTCACTCAAGGTTTAGTAATGGAAGAAAATGAAGATCCTGGATTTGAAATTATTCATCTTTCGTTTCGCAAAAAACTATCCGAAAGCATGTATGGAGGTCCAGTAAACTACTACATCGGTAATATTGTATTTCGCCTGACCGATCCAGATGCAAAACGTAGAATGGACTACTACATGCAGGAGAATGAAGAACTTCGTGTAGCACCAGACCTAGAGTTGATGGAAAAGTATTATGATGACCTTCATTTCGTCTTTGGTGAACCAGAAGAACTTGATGAAGAAAATGATGGTGAAAAGTATACACCACTTCAGATTCTAAACAAGAATGGTATTAAGGATGAAGATGTATTCATCCGTGCATACCGTCGCAATATGGCACCGCTCCATGACTTTATTCAATATAATGAAAAGTTTGATTGTTACAGAATGCACGAATACTTTCAAGACACTCCAGTGGTTCGTGGTATAATGCAGTATCTACAAGACATGAAAGATGGTAAACCAAATCCTAGTAGAACGGTTTATCATGAACAGTTTATTAACACACTTGAAAATCTTTGTTGGTGGTGGGATTGATGAAAGAACTTCCTGATAAAAGAGAACTTGATATTATGTGGACGGTTGCTACTTCGTCCAGTATTGAAACTGGCACAAGACCCCATTACGGGTTTGCCGATCTGCTGTATGATTACCTTACAGACAACCTCAAAAACAAATACGGAGTTGAACTTGGACCTTATGAACCTCAAAGAAAAGAAAGCACTTCTCAAGAAACTTGAGACTGCCTACAAAACCTGTATGGATTGCGGACGAACTTATGGAGTATATTCTGTAGGTTGTTCTTCTGTTTATACATCAACCTGTGATGTGTGTGGTGAAACCAAACCCATCACAGAAACTCGTGACTTTGCTTACTTCATTACTGGAATTCGCAAACTAAAACAAGAAATTGAAAATGAAAAACCATCCAGCAAATGATTTTGAATGGGTAGATGATGCCGAAGAAGGTTTTGTAGATTGGTTTAATGATAACTATGGTCCTTATACTTGGAGATGTGAGTATTTCTATGGAGACTGTGAAGTAGGGGACGAAAAGACCCGTAAAGATTTGATGTATAAATGGATACATTCGGCATATTGTGCGGGTTACGAACGAGGACTTTATGGCAAACTAGAACAAGAACAAGACACCTGACCAACTGGCACACTACCTCTTTACATGGGTAGTGTTTTGCTTTATGATACTTTAGTACACAACAAACCGATGAACTACCTTTGTTTGGTTGATGGTGTGGTAGAATATGGAAGCACTGATCCTGCTGCCTTTGTACATTACCATCTAATGTATGCCGAAGAACATCGTGATGCTGATGTTCAGTTTCTTACTCTGACTGATGAAGAGTATGATCAAATGTTCCCTGTAGATGAAGAACTGGAGGCAAAATGAGTTTCACCAAGACCATTTCAACTGTTGCTGCCCTTGCAAGTATTTTCGGTGCTGCTGCTGCTGGATGGAAACTTGCAGAGTCTAACTCACCACAACCACCAACAGTATTAGATCAAAAACTGAATGAACTGGACAAAAAACTGGAAGATCTCTCTAAACCAGCATTAGAACCAGCACCTGTAGTGGTGCCAGAGACTCCTCCAACGGCAACCACGTTGCCTCCAGCACCCCAACAAACAGTGCTACCTCCTGTAGCACCTCCCCCACCACCCCAAGTAACAACGGAGACACAACCATGAGTGGCGGACATTTTGGTGACTGCGGTTACGATTACTACAAGGTAGCACAGTTTGCTGATGAGTTGGAAGTAGAAATCCAAAACAACAACAAAAAACTAGATGAGTATGAGTATGCTCCCAATTTTTCGCCAGAAACTATCAAGTATTTGAGAAAACAACTTCTCAAGATGCGTAAAATGGCAGAAATCATGAGGCATATTGATTATCTGTATTCAGGTGATCATGGTGAAGATAGTTTTATGGTGCGTGTAAAAGAAGTAGAGAAACACTGGAAAGAGTGTGAAGACCTTGCTACTCGTATGGATGAATGGAATGAAACTGGAGATGGAGTATGAAACTCTTTGATTATGAAACTTATGAGGACTTTGGGAAGGAGTGGTTTTTCCAAGTCCTTAGATTCCAAAAGTTTGCTCTACTTGATATTACAGTTCAATGGGATGATTATGGTTGCGATTCTATCCTTCCAGAATTTTCTTTGTGTATCAGTTCTGGTTTTTTGCTTGGATTTTTTATTCAATACAAACGATTTCAATTTTATTTGGATGTAGTTACTGCACGTCCAAGAGACCTTTCTTGGTATAGGAGAAATCGTGATGACCAATAGAGCGCAAGAACTCCTAGATGCTTCTATGGAACTCACACTGCGACCACAGAAGAATGACCGCAAGAAACTGATTGCTTTTATCATCAACGAAGCAGCAGCACGACTTTGTACTGATTGGGGAGAACTTCAACATCCTGCTGATGTATTATATCAACTTGCCGATGAAGTAGAAGCATTATGATTGATTATGATAAAATGTTTGAACCAACGAATAAGTTTGTTGTTCCCGTAAGTTTTCATCTCCCACCAGAAGATGAAATAAGATTGCGTAAATTCATCAACCTCCATTATCTTGGTGATGAGGATGCTAATGAACTTGTAGATGGTCTTTTTGTTCCAAAATATCCAGAGAAAGAAACACAAGAGTTCAAAAATGCTTCTTGGAGGATTTCAGGTGGTTATACAGTAAATCTTGCTGTAGAGTTTGATGAGAAAGGTGTTCCCACATTTGAGGTTGTGAAAAATGAATGATCCAGAAAAACCAGAATGGCCACTACCAATAGGACTTGTTCTTATTATGATTATTTCTCTTATTCTTGCTTTAACAGGAAATCTACCAGACGGAGTTTGATTATGGTTGAAAAAGTAAAGTTTGTAACTGTCACTCGTGTGATTGATGACCGCAAAGGTATTCATTATCTTGATGCTATTGATGAGAATGGAATTCACTGGACTGCTGAAATGGATAACAAACAAGAGAAATGGTTAGTATATACTAAACTTTGGACCCGAGACCCTCAACATCCTTACGATTTATGAACAATCTTGAACAAAAACGAGCACAACTGGAAGGAATGGTCAATACTCAAATTGACCCCACTTCTGGTCTTGCTATCAACTGTCGGAATTGTATTCACTGCCACAGAAGTTCTAATGGTATTGAATTTGATAAATGTTTGAAATCTGGTGGTGATTATTGTAATCTTGTTCATCAGTTTCCACAACTATACAATCACATTTGTATGAATTATGGTGCTTGGTCTCCAAGACAAAAAAGTATTCTTGAATTGATTGGAGATAGAATTCGTAAGATGTTGGACACTTGAAGAACTGGCACACCGACCCTCTTGTGGTCGGTGGTTTTGCAGTATAATAACCTTGTAAGCAACCAACCGATGCAAGTTTCTTCCTACGGCAACGACCTTCTTTTGGAGGCAGCAGAACTCCGTGCCATTATCAGAGGTGAGATGGGATTTCGTAAGTGTCCCGATTGTCAAGGTGATGGTGAAAGTTGGACACTTCATTATGTTCTGAAAGATGATTCAGACCAAAGTAATGAACAGTTCAAGCAAGTAAGTGCCCAGTATGCTGCCGACTTTGATGAAGGCAATCTACCCCCAGAATACTCTTGGGGTGAGTGTCATCTTTATGAATGTGATACCTGCCATAGTGTAGGTTATATCCCTGTGGAGCAATGGTAATGAACTACGAAACTGAAATCATAGATGGACGCAGAGCAATTGTCCGTCATTTCTTCAAGGCACACGAAATCCAAGTTGGTTCTCGTTGGGCACGAGCAGATGGTTCCAAAGGTTATGTAACCGTTGAAGGTTTCAATACTTATGGAGATACAGACCCTTGGATTGAAGTTGTGTATTCTTGGGAACTAAATGGAGAGAAATTTATTCACGAAAAGGATGTTTTTATCTTTCAGTCAAAGTATTGTTTGATTGTGGAGGACTGATGCCTGACGACCATTATCAATTAGAAAAACTGATTACCAAATCACTTCTATCATACAAAGGTCTCATTCCATCAATCAATTTCAACGAGGATGAATACGCACTCTATCTCCAATATGCTTCTGTTGTTGAGTTAGAGAAGGATATTGTGAGTGAGACAACTTATCGTAAGATTATTGCCCACGATAAATGGAACAACTAATGAGGACTGACAAATGAAATTTAATGATGAAGCACTGATTGCTCTGTGTGTTATGTTTGGTTTTACCGTCATCATTAGTTTGGTGTTTGGGTATTTCTATACTGATATGCAGAAGCAAAATCTGTATAAACAAACTTATGTCAAATCTATGGAGTGTAGAATTGCTTTCAAAGGTAGAAGTCCATCAGAAGTAACTTCTTATTGTGGTGAAATTCCTAAACTTGGAGATTTTTTGACAAAATGAAACTAACAGCACACGAACTCGCAGTTATTACTGATACACTCACTCATTCTCTAGCAGTATCAAACTGGAGTGGATATTATACTGCCAAGTCAAGGGAAAATGTAAGGGATTTGATTGCTGCGATTATGGATAGTATGAGTGTAGAAGTCATCACAGACAAACCAAACTTCACTATTGATGCTGACGCAGGTATTTGAGATGACTGAACTGACTTCTGGATTTGATATTGAAGATGCGTACCATAACTTTATCAAAATAAAAACAGCAGCAGAAGAAATTCTCCAAGAACATAAGAATTCTACAGAAAAGTTTAGTGGAGTAAATTATGGTGATTTGTATGTTGAGGATGTTTATCTAACTTACCATATGGATGGGGATATTCATTATCATATTTTGATTGAAGAGTGTTCTCCGACTTCTTATGAGTTTCAGGAATTTATGGTAGAATGTCTCAAAGATAAACTTGGGTTTTCTGTGATTGTGGAGTGTGAGTGGTGATGACTGAACCTATTAAACTTTGTAAGGATTGTAAGCACTATAAGAGAGATTGGAATGCTCGCATTACTGGATTTGGTGACACATTTGACTTATGCCTTCATCCTGCTTTGACTGGAAATGTTGTGACTGGAAGATCTAATGGTAAGTATTGTGATCATGCGAGAAAGTACTATGAGTGTGGTATGGAAGGTAAATATTGGGAGGCACGGAAATGATTGAAATGAGAATTATTGATAATGGACCGATGTGCCGTCCAGATTTTCAGTATCGGTTTGTTCTTTTTACTGCGGATGCCTCTGGTTCTTTATGTCCCCCAGACCCTGATAATATGTGGAGTGAATGGAAAACTACTCCTTATGTAAATTTGATGGAAACCGAAAATGACTGAACCCGATTATAAAATCCAAGAACTCTTTGATTTTGATGAGATGAAAGTTTATTATAAGGTTTTGAAGTTATCTCCAACAGGAGAATATTTTCTTATCAAAAGATTTGATGAACTTATGGCAGCAAGAGTTTGTGTTAAAATGGCAAGGAAATACAACAAACCTATCTACCATTATGTGGAGGATTGAAAATGTTTAAACCAACTATCCCAGAAATCATTGGTGAATTGATGGGTCTTCTTGTTGTTGTCGCAATACTTGGATGGGCAATTGTATCGTTCTTTCCAGTTACTTGGGGGCAAGCACTTGTAATCTCTTGGGCATTCACCAAACTATTAGATGTTTTGAGGAGTATTGGACGATGGTGATTGAAATTCAGAAGAGTTATAAAATTACTCTCACACACGAACAAGTAAGACAACTTTTTGTTTTACTACAAACACAAAAAGAAACAGAACATTTCGCATATATGGGACAGTATAATGAACTTCGGTCATTATACGATGAACTGAAAAAACTCTTTGGAGATGGAATCCGATGAAGGAATGGAAACCTGAAAAGAATATCTCATCTCCTTGGGATGTTGATGTCTGGGAAAACAACATAGGACAACCAGTATTGGATACTTACTCGGCAAGAGTTCAAAACAACACTTATATTCAACCACAAGGAACTTTATACATCGGAACTAAATTTTATGATGTAGATACTACTAAACTAACTTCTGTGAAATACATAGCAGCATTATTTGATGCTATGGGTATGAAAGTATCTGAAACTAATGAAAACTTTGATAAAGTAAAACATCTCCTTATTATCCCAGAGAAACCCAAAACCCTGGATGAAATACAACAAGAGTTTGGTGAGAATATTGATAATCTGATTGAGAAAACGAAGAGAAACTTTTATGCCTCTAAACTAACTGCGGAGAGAAACTACGAATATAAGTTTGATAGAATTAGTGATAACTTTGAGTATGCGAAGGAGCATGGACATTTTCCACCTCACATAAAACTTACTTATGGAACTGGATTGAGTGCTTATGTTAGTTCTTATCCTGAAACTTCTTTTGTAATCAAACAGGGAAATAATCATAAAGGTTATTATACGATTGGAAATCAACGATATTTGAGGTATTATATGAATGAGAAACCTAATCGTTTGGTGAGGTTCTTTATGAAAACTTGTCTTGGGTTCTTCTGGGTTGATGATGCATTATGACTAATATAACTCCCCAATGTCCCAGAGAGGATTGTAGATTTATTCAAAGTCCAGGTTCTTCAACTGCCGCATATTATCCTCCAATCTATGATAAGAACGGAGTGAATACTAATCCAGATAGAAATATAACAACTTCTGCTCTTGAATGTCTCACTTGCGGCAAGAGGTGGAAATGTAAAACTCAACTTGGTGAAACGATTTATGTGGAAGTGAAATAATGGATGAGGACTACCAACCAAGAAATCGTGAGAAAGCCAAACAGGCAAAGTATGGTTTCTTTTGGTGTAATTCTTGTGATAGACAACTGGTGATGGATGGTGTAAAGTGTCCTGTATGTGGTAAAAGAAACAATCCAAAGAAGATTAGATATGAATAATAAACCGACCACCGCACAAGAACTTGAAGAACTCTTTGGTAAGGTAGATTGGGAAAAAGTTTTCAAAGACGAACTTAACGCAGAAGTTAACAAACAACTTGATTATAATATGAGTATTATTTTGAATGGAACTCCTGGTGAAGTTATGAAAATCAATCGTCCTATGAATCTCTTTGAAAAGTTAGATGCAGGTTGGTATTGGTTTAGGGAATGTTTTTGGGTATGGGTTATGTGTATAACTAACCCAGAAGATACTGGTGGAGATTTCTTCTGCCATATTTGTAGTGATTATGTGAAATATGAGGAGGACACTTACTACCTATGAATAAACTCAAAACCCTCTGGAATAACAGACGCACTTGGAGAAGTGCTTTTGATTGTTGGTATATTCTAATGTTCCCTGAAAGATATTATACAAAATGGGTGTGTCAGCATAGATTGATTGATGTTGAAGAAGATGCTTGGTGGTTTTATCAGGCACTCAACAATTATGATAACTTATTTGATGGAGATTATTTTGACTGCGATGATGAATAAAGAAGTAAAAACTGCTGATGATTTGAGAGCACTTGGATGGACTGATTGGTATCATCCAAATTATTGGGTTCATCCTGATTTAACTGATAGTAGTGGTATAATTGATTACACTTATCTTGGAATGTCTTTGGAACAAGCAATCATTTATGAGAACTCTGGTAAGAGAAAATGAAACTCACAAAACTAATTTTTGATTACTGGAAAATCTGGATGAGAGTTCCAGAAGAAACTAATGTCTTTGGTTCTTATAATGAAGGACTTTCATATTACGACGGAGAATGGATGACATTCTTTTATGCTTTGAACCACGAATGGTATAAGATGAATAATAAGAAATACGCATTTACTGGATGCGATGAGGCATACGAAGAACCAAGAGATTTTGAGGACACTTGAAGAACTGGCACACTCCTCCTTGTGGTGGGGTGTGTTTGGTCGTATAATAACCTCATAAGCAACCAACCGATGACCTACACAATCACCAAGCACATTAAAATTATACACGATGAAGATGGTTGGAGTTTTGATTTCACTGCCGATGAGTATGGAACTGTGAGTGTAGAGGATGGTAATGGACCAGGATACCAAACCATTCACATTCCCAAAGATTGTATTCAACACTTTATTGATGTTTTGGAGCAAATGAAATGATTACTACAACCGAACTACTGGACTTTCTCTGTAAAGCACAGAAACTTTCTATTCGTGATGTAACCTTCCGTCAAACTGATGAAGGTTATAAAATCACTCTGCGTAATGATTGGCACGATGATGGCAAATGGTCTAATAACACTGTTTTTATTGACAATGAAGGACGATCTGATTGGAAGAGTGGAGGAGATTATGATTTCTGCACAATGGATAGTATCTTGGATGAAATGCTTGTGAAACAACAAGAGAAAGAAATCAAAGCACAAAAGCGTAAAGAACTGATTGCTCGTTTGACTGACGAAGAAAAGGATTTGCTGGGGGTGAAATGACTGTTGCTGAATTTATTGAAAAACTCAAAGAGTTTCCACTTGACCAAGAAGTAAGAATTACTGATGGATACAGGTATAACTTTTATCAAGGTGATTTTGACTTCCAACTTTTTGAGGACGTTGATGGTTCTACCTTTGTAGATATTGGTGTTGGTGGTTTTGATGAGGATGAAGAATGACTGACGAACAAAAACTCACACTTCTTCTTGGAGTTCTCAAAAAATACGCAGAGATGAAGCACTGTTACAATAAGTATGGTGATGATTTCAATCCAAATGATTATACTAATGGTGATGTTGCCTTTGAGGTAGGTGCTGATTACGGTGAGATTACCTTTGCCCGCACACTTTTAGAACAAATTGGTGTAGAATACGAGCATCCTGTGATGAAAGAAAATGGCTAACAAAAAAGAAGTAGCACAAGTAATTTGGAATACTTATGTTGATGGTTATTCCAAAGCACTAATGACACCAGTAGAACAATTTGACACTTATCTTGACCCTTACAGCAAAAAAATTATTGCTGATATTCTCCGTGAGTTAGTAGCAGAACTCCAATACTATCAGTTTTGTAGAGAGGAAGGTGTGGAAGATATGGTGCTTGATGCCCGTGCTATACTTGATGTATGTGATGAATTGGAGGCACTCTAATGCTTTGGGATATGGATAAGGACTTTCAAAAACTAATGGAACAAGTTTATGGACCTCTTAACAAAGATAAAATGACTGACCTTAAATTCACATCACCAAGTGGAGAAACTACCATAAAAGTTGAAGGAACTGGTAGATTGGGAACGGTAACACCTAAAACACAACTACACATTAAAATGAATGAACCTGTGAAATACGAAACTCCTATGACTGTGATTGAAGATATTGAGGCACAAATCAAAGTGCTTCAAAGTAAGTTGGAATTTTATAAGGAACTGGAAAAAACAAAAACTCCTTGCGAAGAAGCATATAAAAGAGTTTATGGTAATTATCCTACGACTCATATTACTGATGGATGTTGGGACAGTCCAACTTGGATGCACTTTGTAAATGGTTATAAGTCCGCACAGAAGGATTATAAGGTAGGAGAGTTTCAAGAAACCGCACAAGAACGAGGAGAACGAGTTCATAATGAAATGGAAGAAACTATCAGAATTCATGATGGTTATGGTGTAGTTGATTACAAACCAACACCTCAAACACCAGAACAAGTTGCTGATGGATTGAAAGAAGCATTCCGTGAAGCAGTCAAGCAAGGTGTGGTTTCATCTTCTACCAAACCACAAACCTTGAGTGATTTGATCCATGATTGGTGGGCAGATGTATTCACAACTGGTGTTGATTGGGATGGTGATACTTGTATTGCTACTTTGATTGATGAAATCAGTTTGTGGTTGCCATCAGAACACGAAACTAACAGTTATAAGTGGAATGAGTGTATCCGAACGATTAGGGAGAAACTGCGATGAAAACTTATCTGTTGATTGCTGGATACAACTATTATCCTGACCGTGCTACGGGTGATTGGGTTGCGTGCTATGATACTGAAGAGGAAGCAACTGACAAAATTAATGTTATGAAGAATGATGATTATGCTCCTGATTGGTATGAGATTATTGATTTGAAGGAATGGATGTGTGATGATGACTAAACGAAACTTCAAACAAGAACTTTTCTATTCTCAATATATTGATATGGAGAATGGGCAAGACACAGAAACGATTGATACTCTTGCATTAATTGAACTTCTGCAAGAGATGAATGAACGAATTGAACAACTTGAAAAAGACAATCAACTATTAAAATCTTACGCTTGGGAACCATGATTGAACCTACACACGAAGAAATGCTTGAAGAAGCAGCAAAACGAGAAGCAGCAAACGAAGTGATTATTGCTAAAGTATCTGAAGAAGATTACCAGAAAGTCCAAAAAGAAGTGGCAAATAAAAAAGCATGGGAAGCAGTAGAAAAACTTTATGCTGAAAATGGCGATGCTCTAAAAGAACTCGCTGATATTGAAAAGGAGGAACGAATGGATGCTGTAAGAGCTGCTATTGCTGGTATCGACAAGTATTCTGATGCTCTTAAAGAACTTCGTAAGATTGAACATGAAGAACTAATGGAAGAACTACAAGCAAAGAAAAAAGAAAACTTCCAACTGGTTGCTGATGCTTGTATGAAAGAATATGAGCAGAAGTATCATCGTGATGTATTCCCAGTGGATGAACATTGGGTGTATATGGTTTCCGAATACTTCGGCACAGGTGAAGGTCAAACCGTGTGTGTTATGATGACACAGGCAAATCCTGGTCATCCTGAAGATTTTGAAACATCTACCAATAAGTATGTTCCTTGCACTACAAAGCAATATCGTGCTGTGAGAGCATTCCATGAGCAATTTGGCACTTGGTATCTTCATGGTCTCAGATTTCTCAGTAAAGAAGATTTCTTCAGTGAATATTCATACTACATTCCTCCAGCGATGATGAAACTCCTCAATAGGAGTTGTTTCAAAGATTTCTACACCCGTGTTCATTACAATTTCTCATGACTTACAAACTCAACCCAGAAGCAAAAGCATTCTCTTATAATCGTGAGGAACTCTTTGAGTGTATCACAAAGATTGTGGCACATCCTCATAAAACCATCACAGAACATGATCATTCTCGTGCCCTTGCCATTATGGTAGTATTTGATGATTACTTTACCAATTACACGGAGAGTGATAATAATGGTGGGTATTGTGTTTATGAACAAGATGCCATGGATTTCACAGATTTTGTAAGGTTTAAACTCGGTATTGATGATTATGATGCCGTTGATGTTAATGAGGTTTTGAAATAAAACCTATATAAAAACGAAAACAAAGGAGAAAAAAATGAAACTCGGAGATTTAATGCTTGCCGCAATTTGTGGTTTGGTAATTGTAGTTTCAGTTACTCATATTGAACCACACTTTTCAACTTCTAATGTAGAACAGCAGAAATCAAAATGACACGTTTTGTAAAGAACCCAGATGAAATTATTCTGGAAGATGTGAAGATGTTTCATTATGAAGTAATGGAAGAAGGGCGTGCAGTATGGATGGGAATTTATCTCAACAACGGTCAAGTCTTTCACCTAAACATTGGTGGTGATAATCTTTATGTAAACTATTCTGATGAGGGTAAGGGGGCATGGGATGATCCTATTCCTGATGGTGTTGACCCTTGGAATCTTGGGGGTAGGGGAGTATAATGGACTTTCCTGTGTTCCTAAACAAGTGGATACTCGGATTTAAACCGATTTACTATACGCCATTCTGGTGGTGGTATCGTTTGATATCTCACCAAGGTTTTCGCTTTGATGACTACCATGTGTGGGGAGAGTTCTGGCATTCTCTTAATCACGGATGGGAACATATGGAGTATGTTTATAAGTTTGAAGAGTTTTGGGGTAAAGGTTCTTATCCACCAGAAAAGATTATTCTATCAAAAGAAAACTTTGATGCACTAGTAGAAAAACTCAACGAACCACCACAGTATAATGAAAAGATTGCTAGAGTATTGCAGCGAAAATCACCATGGGATTGAATAAATACTTTCAAAAAGTCATGATTACTTTCAAACAGTTTTTAGAAGAAGCAAAGAAAAAAGAAGTAAAGACAAAATTGTCAAAAAAACAAGTAATGAAAATTCTTGATAAGCAAGGTGGTATAGGTGCAAAGGCAGTGCAGAAATATATTGAGAAAAACCCAAATTATGGACCAAGAGAATATACACTTGGGGATAAAATGTGAACGAAAAGGCAAAAATTTATTATAATGTTTGGTGCTGTGCCCATCAACGTAGACATTTGTATCGTGGCACACCCAGAGAACAGAGAGAACATGCTACAGTACTCATGTGCCTTCAGATGAAAGATGCTAAATGGTATCAATTTGACACCGAAAAACCCAAACACTTAAAATGATCTCCATCTATGATATAATGCATGATGAACGCCGATATGGTTGGGTCGTAGATAAACACTATGACTGGATCAATATGCTTTCTAAAATGCAAAAGAAAAATCCACAAAGATTTGTGGAATTTGAATACTCTCAAGAAACAATCTATCATCACATAGATAGGTTGCAACAAGAACAAAACCTTTATGATTAATTAAATGATTAAACCAATTAAAGAAGAGTTTCCACATCCTGGATTTCCAGTTAAGATTGTGCATAAAGATGGAAAAGATCTAAAGGATAAAAAAACTTGTTACTTTCAATGTGAAGCACACGCTAAAAAATACATAGAGCGTTGTAAGTTTAAGAAAAAAGATTATACTATTACTTTCCAAGGAGAAAACGAATGACAACACGCACTTTTGTTGATAAAAATGGAAACTCTTGGGAGTGGGAAGAAACTCCAGAAACAATTGAAGCACTCAAACAACTTCATGAAACTGTAGAAAAAGTAAATGAGCGAAAGAACTGAAAGACCGTGGGGTTGGTTTGATCTTCATGAAGAAGATAGTACTAATCCCTACAAAATTAAAACGATTTATGTAAATCCAAATCTCCAGTTTTCTTTGCAGAGACATACCAGTCGTCAAGAATTTTGGGTAATTGTTGAAGGTGATGGTATTGTTACAACATCAACTTATCAGTGTGATGTTAAACGTGGAGATCACATACATATTCGTAAGAATGAACTTCACCGAATGACTGCTGGTGAATTTGGTGTTAAATTTATTGAAGTTCAAGTTGGATCTATTTGTGATGAAGAGGACATCGTAAGATTTGAGGATGACTATGGAAGAAAAACAAACTTTAATTGATGATTGTTTCTACGTTCAGGAGAAAAGGTATGGACTCTGGGATTCAACAGATCTTAACGGAAACGGATTGGTCACGTCTCTCACTAAAGAGCAATGTATATCAGCGACCCGTTTTATCCTTAAAGGACGGCAGGAAGGTTTCCCTGAACCCGAAAAAGTTCATGAAGGGGTAGTGGGTGGAAAACTCTGATTATCCATATCATGTTTTAGATCCAACGACTCCTTGGTATGAGTGGTTATGCTATTGTGAAATTTGTCACCAGTTAGGCGTCAAAGATCAACCAAGTATAAGAAGATATACTGCATACAGAAACTATCTTAAATCTGTTGGTGTATTATGATTAGGTATTTAAGAATATGGTTATGGCAAATAGTTTCTGAATTAGAGCAACGTTTATATCCTTATGAAAAAGAGGATGCAAATGATTTTTATTACACTGTTAAAAATGAAGAAACTGGTGAAAGTTACATGATTATTGAATGGATTAAATCATTTGATGAACGTATTATAAGACTTCAAGATGAAATGATATATGTTCAAAGTCAACTAAGGAATGTAAAAAATGATCCGTAAATTTATAAGTTGGTTTTTTTCTCCAACTGAAAAACAAATTGTAGAAGATCATATTGATCTTTATAGTAAACTAATTGAATTGGAGAATCGTATAGAACTTCTTGAAAGGGAAAATACAGAAACTACCAATGAACTTTATCGTCTTGAAAATTCTCTTGATGCACGTATAGATATTCTTGCTGAACGTTGTAGGATTAATTACGATGTATGAAACTTTAACTGAATTTGAAAGAGCACTTGCCCGATTTGGAGATAAAGTGCAATATGTTGTTGGACTTGAAATTTCTGATAAAATCAGTCCAGAAACAGCATATCAAGAAATTAAAGAGATGATGAAAGAACTTAAAAAACTTCGCAAAGCGGAAAAACAAACTTGGCAGGAGACTGGTGATGGAGTCTGAAGACACTCTTAAAATAACAGAGAACGAAGATGGATCGTTCACCATGGACTGGGACCCACAAGACCCAAAATGGTCTTGGTTAAATGGGTTGACAAGCAAGGAGATCCAGGTTATAGTGGAGCAAGCAATTAAGGATTACCTTGATGGACTTTGACTACAAAAATTACTCTCTTCAAAAACTTGAAGAGTGGATGCACGATGCTATTTCTACTTCGAATGCAACTCCACAAGAGATTTATGACGTGATTAAGAATGTAGTTGATGAAAACTACCACATGCATAAATTACATGCAAGTCGTTGTTATGAACTTCTTGCTCTTCTGAATGGTAATGGAAAGGGTCATTTATCTTGCGATAAAGATGATCCTTCTCCAGAATGTAAGAAATCTTGGAATGATTTTTGGGAAAATGATACTATGCCTCCTTGGGGGCATAGTGATATGGAAGCACTTCAATACACTGAAGAAGAATTGAATGCGATGTGCGAAAAGGCAGCATCAGATCAGGAGAAAGAAAAGTGCCGTGAGTATAATCTGCGTGAAGCAGAATACTATGATAAGCGAGCAAAACTTGATGCAACTTATGATGAAGCAATTGCTGCTGGTTGGACTATGACTGCTGATGGATTTTGGATTAGAGAGACCCCTAAAGATAAAGTTACAAAGTGGCAACTTCCTGTGGAAGTAGATGGTCCTAGTGGAGAATATTTCGTATGTTTTCCAAATGATTTGATGGAAGCAGCAAATCTTAAAGAGGGTGACCAGATTGAGTGGATTGATAATGGAGATGGATCTTATACTCTCCGTAAATTATTTCAAACAGTTGGCATGGATGAATGCTGATGATTGAAACTCTTATTTGTGGTTACAATTTATTCTGCCATGTGAAAAATGTGGTAGAATATCCAAGAATACAGACGCCTGTGGTAAAATACTATGAACCAGGCAAATCCTGTTATGTAAACGGAACCTTTTATACTAAATGTGAGGACAGATTGAATGGCATTAAGTGAATCAGTAGAACAAAGTTTGAAAGAAGCAGAAGCATCTCTGCGTAATGCTTTAGCATATGCTGCACGCCAAGAGCGACCTATGGTTTGTAGTGTTGTTGCCGACATGATTTCACGTATTGATACTCTTATGTCAACAGATGCGCTTCTTGATAAACTTGAAAATCGCAAATCTGGTGATAGTGGATTCTTCGGACCATTCTTCAATAGAGAGTGATTGTAACGCATTGTAACGCGATCCCAAAGAAAACATTAAGTTTCTAGATAGTTATGTATTGAAATGCTAATATTGGGACACATCACAAAAACACTATGACCCTTTCAAAAACTGGAACCGCAAACCTCACAACCGAAGAATGGAATGAACTTCTAGCACTCAAAAATGCCATTACCTATGCACCACAAACAGTTTCTGCTCAAAAAATGGAAAAGTTCACCGAGTTGATGGTTCGTTCTCTTGAAGGAAAGGGTGATTGTACTCCCCGATAAAATAAATAAGTATCATCAAAACACTAAAATGGAAAACATCGACCAACATATCCAGAAGGATGAAGAACTTTTGGAAGATCCCATGATTTCTCCCCAGGCACGGAGGCACACTGAAGAGGAACTTGAAGCATTGAAATCCTACAAAGAAAATCACCCAAATGACAATCATGATCCAACTGCATTAGAATTGTACTGCGATGCTCACCCTAATGCTCTTGAATGTAGGGTTTATGATGATTGAGTAACAGTTGCTAAACTGGCACATCAGGCACCCTAGTTTTCTGGGGTGCCTTTATGATACTACTGTATATTTCTTAAATTATGTTTGAGTCTCTTGTCCCTATTGTTACTCATTATCTTGAAAAACATCATGAACTTTATAGTGGTCAATGTAAAGCAGAGTATTGGGAAGAACTTCTTTCAAAAGCACTGAAAGATGCTGGATTTGGTAGTGATTGGAAACCAGACTTTAACCATAAAAGTGGAGTAGATCAAACTACAGATTCTGGAATCCGCATTAGTAATAAAGGTGGATTTGTTGAAAATGATGTAGTTACTATTTCTGGATCACGATTAACAAAGCATAAAACAATCACAGAAAAACTTGAATTTCTTAGTGTAAAAAAAGAAGATTATATATTTTGTCTTGCATGTGAAAAAAGTGATTGGGAAAGAGGAAATAAAATTTACTATTTTATTGTTATTGATGCAGATAAATTAAATTATCATGAACAGGAGTGGAAAGAGACCATGGGATCTCGCAAAGATACTAAAGGGAAAATAATGGGATGGGAATGTACTTCTGAAGATTTTTTTGCTAAAATTCAGAAGAGCATGTCTGATCAACTTTGGACAACTGTTAAATTGGATTCTTGTGAGGAAATTCATGACATTGTTATTGGGTGATTGTTTAGAAATTCTACCAACACTTGCCGATAACTCTGTAGATATGGTGTTGGTAGACCTTCCATATGGTACAACTGCTTGTAAGTGGGATAGTATTATTCCATTGGATAAGTTATGGGAACAATACAATCGCATTTGTAAAGAAAATGGTGCAATGGTGTTTACTGCGGCACAACCATTTACAACTATACTTGCAGCATCAAATCTTGAGAACTTTCGTTATGAATGGATTTGGGAAAAACCTCAAGGTACAAATCCTATGAATTCCAAGGTAATGCCTTTGAAATCTCACGAAAATATCTTGGTATTTTATCGCAAAAAATGTACCTATAATCCTCAGATGTGGTACTCAACCCCTTACAGCGGATTTTCTTCAAATGTAAGCAAAATTGGTGAAGTTTATGGAAGTGCCCAATCAAAACATAGAGATAATCCAGATGGGTCAAGATATCCTAAAACTGTATTAAAGTTCAAACAAGAAAAAGGATTACATCCAACACAAAAACCTGTGGATCTCATGGAATATCTAATTAAAACCTACACTAATCCTGGAGAAACTGTTTTAGACAATACAATGGGATCTGGAACCACTGGTGTTGCTGCAGTTCAAACTGGGCGTAAATTTATTGGGATTGAAATGGATCAGCAATACTATGAGATCGCCAAGAAACGCATAGAAAGTGCTGTGCCAGTTGAAGAAGTGGTCCAAGGTGCCTCCAATCCCCTTGTGGATGCCCTATACTAACAAGGTAATCAACGAAACGCCTCATGGCAACTCGCTCCCGCATCGGTATTGAACTGAAGAACGGTTCTGTGCTCTCTGTGTACCACCACTGGAATGGTTATCCTGAATGGTTGGGTCGCATCCTGAAAACTCACTACAACACCCGTGCTCTTGCTACTGAACTGATTGATGGTGGCGATATGAGTTCTTGCTGGACTGAAGACCGTTGGAATAGTGAGACCAAAGCACAGGAATATGGTCCTCAATACTATTCCCAGCGTGGTGAAGATTGCCCTCCTCGCCACGATGCTGACCTGAATGAGTATCTGTGCGATAGTGAAGAATACTCCTACATTTTCACTAAAGATGGTGAGTGGGTGTGCTATACTAATGATGGACGTTTTCCTGATATGGTAAAACAAGTTGAAATCCCTTCTGCTACCCTTGCTGTTTGATTATTATGGAAACTGTTGAAATTATTAAAGACTATTACGACACGCAACCCATCACGATGGAGTTTACTGTTGAAGAACATGATCTTTTGAATAGCATTCTTAATCATGCTGTTGATGGAATGGATCTTGCCATTCCCTGCATCTATGATCTTCCTGAAGACTCTGAAATTCGGCAGCGTTATGAAATGCTTGAACACATGAAAAACCATTCTTATTCACTCTGGGCACAGCGATTTGGTAACTGATTATGAAATTCACTGATCTTAATTTTGAACCACATCCTAACTGGGATGGTGTTCAGGCAAAACACTTCTTTGATAATGGTTACGGTGTATCTGTAATCAAATCGTCACACTCTTATGGTGGATCTGACGGACTCTATGAACTTGCAGTTCTCAAAGGACTTGAGGAAGATTGGGAGATCTGCTATGATACTCCTATTACAGATGATGTTATGGGGCATTTGACCACAGAAGATATTGACATTATTCTTAATCAAGTTGAAAGTCTTTAATTATGGCACTGGAATTTAATCTTGGTGATATTGTCACCAAACGAGCTGGAAAAAAACCTGCTAAAATTACTTATGTAAGTGATTATAGTAGTACTGGATATTACACCTGCAGATATCTTCATAACAATCAATCTTTTTCTTGTTATGGTTCTGATCTAAAACTTTACGAAGAGGAAACTGAAATGGCGGACACTAAAACCCTTTATTCTTTCACTGTTGACGGTAAGGTTGCCTATGGCACTCACATCGGCACCAACAGTCAAAACCAATACCTGATTGAAGAGAAAGGTACTGGAGCAATTCATGTCTTTGACAAGAGTGCTCTGGAAGAAGTTGTACCTTACACCTTCAGCGCCAAGATGGGCAGTAGTGAGAACCATTATGTGGGCACTCCTGGCGCTTTGAGCAAAGGTGATATTCTACTGTACACTGGTTCTAGCACTCCCCAGATCGCTGTGGTGACTGGTGTAGATACCAAGAACAAGAGTGCTCGTGGCAAGTTCAAAGGTGCTAAACTGGCAACGGAGGCAATCTGATGAAAGATTCTGCTACTATTGCTGCTGTTTTTGCTGTTATTGTTATTGCAACTGCTGGAATTCTCTTTGAAGCATGGTTGCTTGGGGTTATTCTGTCTTGGTTTAATGTATCTTTGACCTTCTGGCAGAACCTTGCTATGATTGTACTTGCTAATCTTATCTTTAAGAACTCTGGAGGTTCTTCCAAATGATTACTACGATTATGGCAGGATTTGCCTTTGGTTATTGTGTAATGGACATCATTCAGAACTATCGTGCTCGTCGCACTATGAATGAACTACTGAAATCTACTCTGGAGAATGACAAATGAAACCAATTCTTGCTATTGTAGGTGGTGTGGTTGGGTTTGGTGCTCTCATCTGGGGAGTTGCCTACCACGACCTTCTCTTCACTGCATTCTTTTCCCCAAAGTATGAGAATGTTCGCAGGAATACCTTTGAGCAATCAAAGTCATTCCGAACAGGTGCGGTTCAAGAACTGCAAAATATGCAGTTTGAGTACATCAAAGCATCTCCTGAACATAAGGTAGCACTCGCAGATATTATCCGTCACCGTGCTGCTGAAGTTCCTGCTGATGCTATGCCTGCAGATCTTCAATCCTTTATCTCTAACCTTCCTCAATAAAGTATAATGACCACTATATATCCCGAATTTGTTGCATTTCCTAAAATTCCCCGTCTTCATAAGGAATGTGTGGTCACGGAAAAAATTGACGGAACTAATGGAATTATCTACATTACTGATGATGGAGATATGTTCATTGGAAGTCGCAATCGTTGGTTGAGTGCAGAGTCCGACAACTTTGGTTTTCATCGTTGGGCAACCGAAAACAAAGATGAACTGATGAAACTTGGCCCTGGTCGTCATCATGGTGAATGGTGGGGTAGTGGAATTCAACGAGGATATGATCTTCCCAAAGGGGAGAAACGATTCTCTTTGTTTAATGTGAGCATCTGGAATCAAGAAAATCTTCCTGCTTGTTGCTATGTTGTTCCGACTCTTTATACTGGAGAGTTTAGCACAAATGTTCTTGATGATGAAATGGATCGTCTCTGGAATTATGGTTCTCTTGCTTCTCCTGGTTTTATGAATCCAGAAGGTGTGATGATTTTTCATTCTGCTGCGAATCATTATTTCAAAGCACCTTTTGATAAGAATCATAAGGGTTGAGGACACTTAAAGAACTGGCACAAGACCTTTCCTACTTCCCACAATCCATCCTATAATAACAAAGTAATCAATCCAAATCATGAAACCATTTGCTTCTGTTGCTGCCATCGCACTTCTGGGTGTAACTCTTGTTGGTTGTGATGATTTTAGCAATTCCGATCAAAAACAACGTGATCAACAAGAACGTATCCTCCAAGAAGGCACCGCACAAACTGGTATGCCTGCAATCAAGAACTTCCGTGAACGCAAACTGATGAAACAAATTATTGAGATGCGTGACCAAGATGGACTGGTGACTTATACTTATATTGTTCCTGAAACTACTGGTCGTCCAGTGTTTCTGTGCAACTCTATTGGTTATGGTTTGCCTGCTGCAACTCAATACACCAATCCTCAAAAGTATGAGCGAATTAGTGGTGTAACCCTTCCTCAAGCAGATCCTAATGGTTTGTTCTCTCCTGATAGTGCTGAAGGAACTTGGGTGATGTGTTCTGATCCAAGTGGTAATGGTAAGACACGCCCTGTGTATGTTGAACCTCGTATCATTGTTTCTCCTTTCAAACTCTGATTATGACTAAAGTGGTTTATAATGCCTGCTACGGTGGGTTTGGTCTCTCTAAAGAAGCATGTCAACGTTACTGGGACATCAAAGAACAAAAAGTTTGGATTGAAGATAATGAGTGGGGATTTTCTGTTTGGTTAGTTCCACCTGAACAACGACTGAAACCACAAACCACAAAAGAAATCTTTACTATGAGTAAAGATGAACTAACTGCTTATAATAAAGCATATTCGGCACAATCTTGGTATTATGGTGATGTTGACCGCCACGACCCTGTTCTTGTTCAAGTTGTAGAAGAACTGGGTGACAAAGCAAACGGAATGTGTGCTAAACTTCGTATTGATGAAGTTTCTGGTCCTTATCGTATTGATGAGTATGATGGGTTTGAGAGTGTAGAAACTCCTGGTAGTTATGATTGGATTATTCCCTGAACTTTATTTGAGGTAAATTATGCAACAAGACAACACTATGCGTAATGCTCTGATTATTGGAGCATCATTTCTGGTCTCTTTGTTTGTGATTAGTTCTGTTGTTGGACCACTCTATAATGTGTGGGCACAATCTCTTGATGGTAAGGCAGAACTTCAGAAAGCAGAGTACACCCGACAGGTTGCAGTTCTGGAAGCACAAGCAAAGAAAGATAGTGCTCAACAACTTGCTGATGCTGAAGTTATCCGTGCTACTGGTGTTGCCAAAGCAAACCAGATTATCGGCAATTCGCTGAAAGACAACCGTGAGTATCTTCAGTATCTTTACATTACTGGACTTGAAGATGGCAGCAAGAATGGTAATGTGACGATTTATGTTCCTACTGAAGGTGGAATGCCAGTTCCAACTCTACAAATGAACAAGTAATCAAAGGGGAGGGTAAAACCTCCCCTTTTTTTCTAAATATTTAGAAAAACATGATAGTACCAAGTCAGTTTGAAAAAATAACAAAAAAAGATATTGCTAAAATTTCAGATGAAAAATTAAAGACTATTTTAAATGTTTTCTCGTCGAAAACTTTAGAGGATAATATTGGATACTTATTTAAAAGTTCTTTTTCTATTAGGCAAAGAGTATATATCAGATCAAAAGTTCTTCATGATCTAACCTCAAGAAAAGAAAATGAAAATATTACTATTGATTTTTTAGCAAAAAATATTAAATCTATAATAGATGAAGAAGAACTTCCAACTTTAGGAAATATAAATGAAATAAAGAATATTCTTAAAAAGTATTTGTCAAATTATCAAAAAACAACTCAGGTTGTCTACAATACTTTATCAATTCTTGGTGAAATTGTAACCATGTTTGTTTGTAGTGAAAATATTCCGAAAAAGTTCAGTTTTTATGATTTTATTGATTATGTGTATTTTTTAAAGTGGAATTCAAATCAAACATTAGAAAATTTTAATGTATATACAGATATATTTTTGAATACTGAAAAAATATCTTATATGTCTGCAATTTATGATGATCAAAAATATAATAATGGATATTATGAGTGGTTATATTCCGCATACTATAGTGCAAAGAAAATTATAGAAAAATGTGGCAACGATGGTAAATTATACGAATATCATCATGAGTCTTCTAATTTTGTTGATTTTATAAAAAATAATTCTAAACAAGATAAAAATCGTTGTTTTACTATGATGGAAAATTACCAAAAAAGTCTTGGTAAAAGATTTTTTAGTGAATCTAACAAGTTATCGACTGCGGACATTTACTTGGTAAAAAAAAATCAAGTCAAAAACATTAAGACGTTAATAAATCAAAAAGTAAAAATGATGGGGGATAATAAACTTCTAAATCCAAGACATTATTTGGAGATAATAACTCAATTATATCGTTCAAAAATAATGTTTCCAGTTAGTTTGAAGCAGGTTAAGGATAGTAATACACCATTTTCAATATTAAATTATAATTCAGTTTATTTGCACGAAAATAAAGAAGATGATGATTGGTTTTTAAGTGAAGTAAGATTTTTAATGCAATTGTCAAAAAATAAGGCGGTATTTGAAAAATATTTGAATGAGTTAATTTCAATAGAAAACTTAACACCCAATGATTATAAATTAAATCTTACTACTCAATACTTTAATTTTACATATGAAATAAAAAAACCAGATAAAAAAATTAAACACTTGAATTACTTTATTGAATTATTGCCTGGTAGTGGATCAGTACTGATAAAACCTGGTAAACAAGGGGGACCATCAGAAACAACTTCGCAGACTGGTGAGGGGCAAGTAACTTTAAATGTTTTTAATGAAATGACCAATCATCCCAGTTATCGGACATCTTTCAATAAAGCTTATAATGATTTAATAAAAAATCGTATTAGTATTTTGAACGAAATTGATGATGAAAATTCTGTAGCAAAACAAATTATGAGAAAAGTTGGTCTTTTGACAAAAGATGATTATTTAAAAATTATTACCTCTTTAAAAACTAAACCAAATAAAACAAAATTTTTATTCAAATATGCTGATTTTTTAATAGAAAAGGAAATACCAAAAACTTTAACAAAAAAAATAAAAGATAAGTATAAATTGATAAAACAGAGAAAAGGTGGTGATGTTATATCGGATAGAAATTTTGATCAATTTAGAAATCTTTTATTAAATCTTGAATTTTTATTTTTTATCTCTGCAAATCAATCTAATATTAAAGAATTGGTTAAAAAGAAAATAGTTATGAGTATGCACTCTGCAGCATCTGGTAGAGGGTATTTGCTTCTCTCAAGTTCAAGAATGGCTAGGGGTAAGGCATACTTGGATGATATTCAATCTGCAGTCACCTTAAAAGTTGGTAAATGAGACACTTATCAAACTGGCACACTTGCCCACTCAAGGATCAATTTTTGCTTTATACTGAATGTTGTTGACACTCAAAAGTAAATCCATGACTGAAAAGGAATTTCTTATTCAAGAATATGGACAAGATGTTGTAGATTTCTATCTAAAGAATGTTTCCAACAAACTAGATTATTTTTCTGTAAGGTATTGTGAGGATATTGAGGAAGATCCACAAGATACATATTCTTATATCTGGGATCCAATTTCAAAGTCCGCATTTTTAACTGAAAATGAAATTGGCGATTTAGAAGAAGGTTAAACATTTTTATACCACTTTATCAACTGGCACACAGGCACTCCACAAGCACCTGTGTGCCTTTATAATAGGTACATACACAACACACCCATGAGCACCACCTTCGCTGACTACGCTGCCCAAGAACAGGCACGGCAGAGCATCGCTGACGCTGTTCTGAGGCATACCTATGCTCTTTGTGAGGCACTCAAGCACAATTACGTTGAGTATGCCATCCGTGGACATCAAAAGTTTGTTGATGATCTTGAAACTAAAGAGTATCATCAACGTAAGATTGATGAACTCAAGAACAACGAATGCCCAGTTGATTTCATCCTTGAGTCTGGACGCAAGTACCACAAAATTGTCTTTATTGATAGTAATGGTTCTCGCTCTGTTCATGCCTTCGTAGATCAAAAAACTGGTGAAGTATACAAATCTGCTAGTTGGAAAGCACCTGCCAAAGGTGTTCGCTATGATCTGCGTTTGATTGAAGAACGTGAATGGTTGTTTAAGAATGCTGATTGGGCAGGTAGTTATCTTTATGCGAAGTGAATCATGTTAATGATCTTTTTTTGGTGGTCTGTTGCCATGCTTGGTGCAGTCGCCTTCAATTATGTTCTGATGCAATTCACTGATGATGACAACGACTGACAAACTTATTTTTCTTGGTTCTTTTGTTTGGTTTTTGCACTGGGGTTCATGTCTTACATCACGTATTCTGGATACGGTTATCGCAAGCGCCTCTGTGAGGACGTTACCACTTGGTTTCTAAACAAATTCTTTCCACGCCATAAGATCCACGTTGAAATTCTTCATCGTGGATTGAAACGTGAAGGTGTGAATGGTTATTGTGACATAGTAGGTGAGCAATATCGCCCTCGTCAATTCTTAATTGAACTTGATACTTATATGGATGAGGAGTTGTATATAAAAACTCTTTTACATGAACTTGCTCACCTTAGGCAATGGGTGGTGGGTTCACTGCGGGTTCGTTATGGGAAATTATGTTATTCTAAAGAACCTGTGGAGAAGTATGAGTATTGGTATCAACCACATGAAGTAGAAGCACGGGAGCAGGAAGAAACGCTCTACGACCAGTATTGTAGAGAAAAAATACAATTGAGAGATAATGTAAAATTTTTTTCTACATTGCCAAGACATATATTATAAAATTAATCATTATTTACTATAATAAACCATCCAGTTATTACATATTTTGATGTTGTTCTTACGAAATTTCCCCTATGTGCATGAGTATATCCTGCTGGCCAAAGTAGAATGGTTCCTCTTTCTGGATGAAATCTAAGTCGTTGAGTAAAAAACTCAGTTTCTCCCTCTCCCTTTGGAATATCATTCAAATATATCATCCAAACTAAAACTCTATTTGATGAAGTATAATGTGAACTCTCTGAGTGCCAAACGTGATAACCTCCTCCAGGATCAGTTCTTTGCATTTTAACGTCAAGAACTGTTAGGGGAGTGTTTTGAAGGTCGGGATATTCTGCGGCATATTGCTCAAATGCCTTTCCTAAAAAATCGTAGCATATGTTGGTTAGTTTCGTATCAAATTTATCAATCCATAATGCCTTATCAGATCTTCCATATACACCTTCTTTAAATTGATTTTTTCCGTCATCACCTACTTCTTCAGCGTCAAATTCATTACCTTGATATTTAAACTTACGTCCTATTCTTGAATTTTGAACATCTTCAAAAAAATTGATGAAATCTTCACAAATATTTTGTGGAACAGCATTTTTAAAAATTGCTATGTGATCTATTATTTCCATGAATAAAATCTTTGTTTTTTTATATAGCACATCATATGACAGTGCTATAAGTGGCACAGGTGTTACCCAACCGCCTGCTGCAGGCAGTATAATTACAAGGTAATCAAGGGAACACCCGATGATCACAGACACCATTCAAGACAAGCAGATCCGCCGCTCTATTGTGAAAGCAGTTGAGGAGATGGATCTGCGTTTCCTGCAACGTATTGCCTATGAAGTGCGTTGCGAAGAAATGGGTATTTACCCTGATGGTTGGAAACTCTACCCCGAAAACTGATCATGTCACGTCGTAATGTTTGGTTGAATTTTTCTGAATGGGAGTTAATTAATGAAGAACTCTCCGATTGTGAGTATCATTTTTTTCAACTTTCACAAAAACAAGTTGCTGAATGGAAAAAAGATATGAAAAAACATCCACATCGTGAGGATCGTGTATTTGAAAGAGTTGGAATTTATCCAATGATTCAAAAGGTCAAAAGTCCAAAGGCAATTAATATCTTGTGTCGTGAAAATTGGCGTTCACAAGATATGATTGATGTTATGGAAAATCAGCATTCTTTTATTGGTTTTATTCTTACACATCTTAATGATGTAAGTATAAATACGACTCTTGAAGAATGGGAAGAGATTCGCAATAAGATGAAAAGCGTTATTTGTGAATCTGATAAAAGACTTTGGTTTGATAATGATTTAATTGACCTTTACAAAAAAACAAACAAATGAATCTCTCCACTCAATCTGTTTCTAAAATTGCTGACGCACTCAAACCAGCGGTAATTGATTATGTCTCTATGGACGAATCTTTTATAGAGGTTCTGCAAACCGCAATTATTGGAGGTATTCGCAACACTATGGGTGACATGGATGAGGATTTACTTTTTGAGATAGGTATGCTACTTTTTGACCGAATTGAATTGAAATGATGATTGAAACACTGATTGCTGGACTTACATGTGGAATTGCTACATTCTACGGTGTTGGTGATGGTTTTCATGGTAATATAACTGCAAATGGAGAACGATTTGATGCTTACCGTTGGACTGCTGCTCACCCTTACCTTCGTATGGGAAGCAAAATTAGGGTTACAAACCAAGACAATGGTAAACAAGTAATTGTGAGGGTGAATGATCGTGGTCCATATTCTCATGCTGACTTGGATCTTTCTTATGGTGCTTTCGCTCATATCGCTTCTCCACGCAAGGGCAATGCTGTTGTCTGCTGGAGAGTCATCGGATGAATAAATCAGAGAAAGATGCACTCTACGTTGTCATTATGTTAGTAGTGCTCCTTCTACTTGACATACTGGTAATCGGTGGTATATTATACAAAGGACACGCAAATTTTCCAGAACTCATCAAACATTTGAAATCATGAAAAAACTGCTTGCTCTTGTCACTGTTCTGATTGCTGCTGCTCCTGCAGTTGCACAAGAACAAAAAGTATCATATCGCCCCTTTACATACGAAACTCCTTGTATGCTTGAGGCAGGTGATCAAACCTATCCTGATGTATGTAAGGTAGTTGAAACACGTGAAAAGAGTGGTGCCCTTCGCACACGCAATATCTACTCTAACAAACATGCGTTGACTATCAAAGGACGCTTTGACCAAGAGAAAGGATATATGACTTGGGACAGTCATAACAAATATGAATACAAATGGGAGTATAAAATTGGTGGTACTGGTGGTGCTGATGGACTTGGTGCCTGGACATATGTGATGCCTGGTTTTCTACTTCAAAACGTTAGTTGGGACTAAAAATGAAAGAAATGAATGTAAATCTAAATGTGCATGAGATTGGTATTATCCTCTCTGCAATTCAAAATCTAGAAAATGCAGATGAAATCCGTCTTTCTAGGGAGTATGGTAGTGCTTCAGCACTTTATAATAAACTTTACACGATCTGGGAGCGAATGGACAGATCGGAAACTGGACTACGCTACGACGTGGTGCCCTCCTTCTGACCTATAATAGTGATGAAAACATCTTACATCTATCTTGGTGTGATTGCCATTCTGATGTGGAATGGTATGTTGATCAAACGTGATCAAGAACTTTTCAAAGCACATGAATCATGTGCTCGCTTCACACATCATCCCGACTGCCCTTACAACAAAAAATGAACAAAGACGACATCAAACAATTCATCAAGGCATTCATGGATTTCAGCAAGCACGCAGAAGCACAAGAAATGTATTACAATGCCAAGCAAGCATATCTTGAGTATGAAATGCGTAAAGAGAAATCAAGGATGATTATTGAAGATGAGATTGAACAAAAAGCAGCAGAACTTGAGGTTACTGTTGACTACTATATGGCAGAGTTCATGTGATGAGTGATCAAACAAAACTGATCTTGGCATTGATGCAGATTGATAACCTTACCGCTTTAACTGAAGGTAATGAGTATCAATCTTTTTTGTATTCGCATTTAATTTCTATGAAATGTGAACTACAACGCCAATTGACAAATCTCAACCATTCGACTACAATCAAGGAGTAATTTAAAACAGCAAATGAAGTATCTTTACATCGTCACCTACTGGGTTCCTTTTCCTTCTTCGGAATATGGCGGCACGATTAGTTTGATTGCAGAATCTGATACAGAAGCATTTGAGATTCTTTCCAACTGTAATGATTTTGATGATCGTTACACTGATCGTATCATGGAGCGTGTGGTGAATGCTCATAAGTTTGCTCTGGCAAGCGAAGAGAAATCCCGTATTGTTGATGTGTTTATTACTTGATGTATGAAATACGAACCACAGATCAACGATTATGTAATATGGAACAACGGCAAAGGCGTTGAAGGGTGGATTTATTTCAAAGGAAAAGAATATATTACAATTGAGGTAAACGTTCGCCCCAAAGATTCAGAAAATCTTTATGCCTGTTCCTTACATGAAAACGAACGATTACTTGTGCTTTGCTACCAAAATCAATGGAATCAGTTAGAATATGTCAGATCCAGGAAATCAGTCTATGAAACCTAAAAGTCCATGGAGATGGTGGGCAAAAGCACTGGGCGAAAAAGCATCCAAATGTGACAAAGAATCAGATAGAGTTGCAGTTATTCGCACTGTAATCTTTGCAACTTATCTGATTACTAACTGTTTCATCGTTGCTGGTGTCATACGACACTGGAATGATGAAACAATCATTGAAATCTTTATTGAATCTCCTCATGAAGTACCAGGTTATCTACAACAAAAACAAAAAGAAATCCGTATCCAAACAAGTGGCAACTTTCTATAATATTGAGGATGCCATTATGTGGGAAAAACATGTTAAGGAACAGCAATTTACTAATGTGGAAATAGTCCCAGATTTTAGTTAATCTTTCTAAATAAACAAAGATAGATTCACCTTTGTTTGAACAGGTAATGGCGGTTTCAATTAATACTACTTTTCATTTTAATTCTGGAGCAATACCATTCAGTTCACTAAGACAAGTTTTTAAAGAGACTGATACTGGAGCAGTTAAGGCATCGCAGTTAATTCGTAATACCAGCATTTACACTGAAAATCCAGTTGTTCCGGATGCAGATGAAAATTCAAACATAGTAACTACTCAATCAGGTTGGAAGACTTCACAGTTTCGTGGATCTTGTAAAGAATACGAAGCTGTGCAGTCTGGAACTGATGCTGATAATGATTCATCTGGATATGGATTTAGACTCGGAAGAGCAGCCCATGCACCTGGTGGAATTCCATGGGGTGGGAATATGACTAAAAACATTAAAAAGAATGTTTACATCACAGGTGAAGTTGGATGCAATAATCCAGACCCTAATACTGCTGCATTAGGATTCTCTCCAGATGTTGATGCCCCTAACATGTATGTTGAAGTTTCTGGAACCGTTAGAGGATGTGGTGGAGAAGGTGGAGCAGTAGGTGGAGGAAGTGGAAATCCTGGAGGACCAGGAGCAAGATTTGTCACCAATCGCCCACTGAAAGTTGCTGTTGTTGGTAGTGGATTCATACGTGGCGGTGGAGGTGGTGGTGAAGGTGGTTCTGATGGAACTGATGGATCTGCCGGAGCTGATGGAACTGATGGATCCGCAGCAAGATGTAGAAAGGTAGACAATAATACTGGAAGAAGTTGCTGTAGTCCTTGTGGTGGATGCCCAAGTGGTTATCGCAGAGAATATTGTCACAATCGCCAAGGAAGATGTGGATGGTGTGGTCAATATCGTGATTGGGAATGTAGAAGAGTTCAAAATGAAAGTCGTGATCCTGGAACCAAAGGATTCAAGGGAAATGCAGGAACTAAAGGAACTGGTGGAACTGGTGGACGTGGACGTGGATGGACAAATTATGGTCCAGGATCTTCACTTGAAGGTGGAGTAGGAAATCCAGGAAATCCAGGAAATGCTGGTAATGCAGGAAATACTTGGCAAAGATGTCGTGATAATTGGAGTACTGAAAACAGAGGATCTAATGGAAATCCAGGAACTCCGGGCAATGCAGGAAATCCAGGAACATCAGGAGGATCTGGAGGACGTTGGGGAGAATCTGGTGGAAATACTACAGGACCAGGAAGTGCTGGTGCTGGTGGAAGAGGAATCGCAGGTTCTGGTTATACTGTAGTTGAAGGTGGTGGAAACATCATCGGTGGTTACTAATAAATATTCAAAAATCTTGAAAAAACTATGACTTACGATAAAGAAAAATTGCTTGATCTTTTTTGGGAATTCAATTTATATTTTACTGATCACTCAAAAATTGCATCACCCGGATCAATTAACTTTGCAGTTTCCCCAGAAACAGCAGAAAAGCGTATGGAAATTTGTAGAGGATGTGATCAATTTGATCCAAAACGATTAGATTGTAAGCGTTGTGGATGCTATCTTCCAAATAAAACAGAAGATACTGGCGAATCATGTCCAATTGATCGCTGGGGTGCAGATAAAGAAGGTTGGTTATCTGGAGCAAAAGAATTACTTGAGAAAATTGAAAATCATGTCCCAGTCACCGACTGAATTTCCTTCATTATTTGATCAGGCAAAAAACCTGGCAAATCTTGCAAAGGATGT